ACAATTTTCTGATACGAGAAGTCTTCACGGAAAGATTGACAATTTCAGGGTAGTGAAAGGACGTGCGCTCTGGACGGCGGCGTTCTCCGGGACACTACCGACAAGCAGAAATGACTATGAGGGATAATTAAAATGGCTTTACAGATAACAAAAGAAACAATTCACGGAGTTGACGCGGAATACTGGAAAATAACAGAGATGCGATTCAACTGGTGGAATAATTTTGCAACGTGCAAACTGTCAGGATTCGTGAATCAACAGGCACGTACGGACAATAAGGTTCCTCTAAAAGAATATGGATTCAGATTCAATGGTGACGACTTCGACTTCAATGTTGATGGTCAGCTTGTCGAGGCCCTGTACCTGAAAATAAAAGCACTTGCAGACTGGACCTCTGCGGTGGACGTGTGATATTTATATACTATTAAACACAAAGAAAGGAATTGACAATGGATTTAATATTGACAATAGCTGTAGTGATAATGGTTGTTCTATGCCTTGTAATGTTCGCATTCGTATTTTTCGGGCCGTCAGCTCCGGCAAAAGTCGGAGTGATGGTTGACGACATTAAGGCAATTAGAGCCCGACTGGAAAAATCTGACACCATTCTCGGTAAGATGGTGAAAGGATTCAAAAACTATTCAGAGAGTTTTAAGGAACAACAGGTCAATAATAGATTACTGATGGAGGAAGTCAGGACGCAATCTGCTCAACTGACAAAGTTGACCGAGAGTCACTACAAGCTCGAACAAGAGCTTATCAGGCGGCACGGTCTTGATCCTAATTACAAGCGGAAGTGATGGAAACAATCGGAATAATTCTGGGAATACTTACCGGACTCGGAGCGGTCGCGGGAGGGCTCTGGCGTGTGTCCGTGCAATTTGCTGGATACAAACAGGCGGCGGATACTTACACGAAGGCTCTGCTTGAGGTGAAGAATGACATCTCGGAGCTCGGAAAGAAATTTGACGACTACAAGATGCTCAATGATTCGAGAGTGGCAACAATAATGGGACGCCTCGATGCTATTGACGACAATCTGGAGGCCGATTAATGAGCACTATCGTTGCACTGCCAATACTTGAGGCCGGAGCGATTTCTGCAAACCTGGTCATAACGACGACGCTTGATTTTGCAGTATCGACGTCAGGCGATTTCATTCTCTGGGGAGGATAAAACATGGCTAATGTACAGCACAATACTCTGGACGGTGTTGAGGTTCATACACCGTTCCGATGGGACGTGGCCGATGACGCGGCTCGTCTTGCTCTGGTTGTATCGGTAAGCGATATAAAGAAGTTGTGCTATGTTCAGGCCACAACCGGAGTCTGGATTCTGACTGGCGTAAGCCCGGCGACATGGAAGCAGGTTGACCTGGGAGCTGTCAGTACAGGCACAGTAAAAGTAACGGCGGCGGATACGGGTCTGGACTTTCTGGGTGCGAAAGTAGCCGCAGGCGGAGGTATCACACTCAATGTTCTGAATCCAGGCGGTAATGAACAGCTTGAGATTTCTGCAAGTATTGGAGCAATAGATCATAATGCTCTTTTGAATACCCACAATCTGACAACAGACATTGATCACGATACAATCACAAATGCTCATAACTTAACCACAGACATTGATCATGACACACTCACGAATGCTCATAACTTAACCACAGACATTGATCATAATGCAATTACCAATACTCACAATCTGACGACCGACATTGACCATGACACAATCACAAACAATCACAATCTGACGACTGACATTGATCACGATACAATTACCAATACGCACAATCTGACAACAGACATTGATCATGACGCATTGACAAATTTCGTTCTTGCGGAACACATTGACTGGTCAATAAATGGACCGGAGACTCTGCATGACAATCGTGTGCCCGCTTCCTGCGTGACACAACATGAGGGAGTTATTGATCATAATGCTCTGACCAATACGCACAATCTCACGACTGATATTGACCACGACACAATCACGAATGCTCATAATCTCACGACTGATATTGACCATGACGCTCTCACAAATTTTGTTGCCGCAGAGCATATAAACTGGACCGTGCCTGGCATTGAGGTTCTTGACGATAGTCGTGTGCCTGCGTCAAACGTATTGCAACATGAAGCGTCTATTGACCATGACAATCTGACCAATACTCACAATCTGACGACCGACATCAATCATAATACTCTGCTCAATTATCTGGCGGCTGAACACATAAACTGGAATATTAATGGAGCGGAAACCATTCATGACGGACGTGTGCCCGCGTCTAATGTCACGCAACATGAAGGATCAATCGATCATAATAATCTTCAGAATACACACGACCTGACAACAGATATTGATCATGACACGATTACTAACAACCATAACCTGACAACAGATATTGATCATGACACGCTTACGAATTATCTTGCGTCGGAGCACGTTGATTGGGCGGCGAATGGAGCGGAAACACTTCACGATAACAGAGTGGTTGCTTCTAATATTACACAACATGAAGCGTCTATCGACCATGACAATCTCCTGAACAGTCATAACCTCACGACTGACATTGACCATGACGGCCTGCTCAATTTTGTTGCTAATGAGCACATTGACTGGTCAATATCAGGCCCGCAAACTCTTCACAATGCCAGAGTTACTCTTGCGAATGTGACACAACATGAAGCTAATATTGATCACGACGGCCTGGCGAATACTCACAATCTCACGACTGACATTGATCACAATACCATTCTGAACAATCACAACTTAACGACTGACATCAATCACGATACCATTCTGAACAATCACAATCTGACAACCGATATTGACCATGACGCAATTAATAATTATGTTGCGGCTGAACATATAGCCTGGGCAGTTATTGGAGCGGAAACACTTCATAACAGTCGGGTCACGGCTGGAAATGTGACACAGCACGTCGGGTCTATTGATCATGACCTGCTTCTGAATACACACAATCTCACGACAGATATTGATCACGACGCATTGACAAACTATGTTGCGAATGAGCATATCGACTGGACTGTGACAGGAGCGGCGGATATACATGACGACAGAATAGGATCGACAAGTGTGACACAGCACGTCGCTCTCATCAACCACAATTCTCTGCTCAATACACACAATCTCACGACAGATATTGATCACACAACGATAAGTAATATCGGAACAAATTCACATGCCACGATTGATACTCACCTGGCTTCGACTACAAATCCTCATTCGGTAACTGCGGCACAGGTCGGTAACACTACCGCACAGTGGAATGCCAATCAATTACAGGGCCGTGACGTTCAGAATGTCGCTCCGAATAATCTGGATGAACTGGTCTGGAGCACAGGCAATACAAGATGGGAGCCCAGAGCCGCTCGAATGGGCTGGATGCTTCATGGAGGCGTCGACGGTGTCGGAGCTAACAATACGACTCCGATTTCAATGGGAACGAATGCGGCGAATAACGGTGTTCCTATGATCCGGGCCGGACGAATTGTTGGAATATCGATTTCAATTAATACTCCATGTACCTCCGGTACTCTGGACGGACAGGTGTTGCTCAATGGAGTTGCACAGACAGGCGCGGGCGAGACCGTACAAATCGAATCAGTGACCAATACAACAGACAACTATCAGATAATTCCGACTCCGATTACTTATGCGGCTGGAGATGTAATTTATGCACAAACAGTGACAGTCGGTTTTGCTCCGAATGGAGCGGACGCGACGGTGTGCGTTTTCTGTGAGGACACATAAATGGTATATGCAATAATTTATAAAGATACTGACCGGGTCGACCGGGTTTGCACTCATTCGGCAAATCTGGACGCAGAGTCAGAATTTTACGAAGTCGAGACCGATCATGTATTCAATCCTCCGGTGTTTCAAATATGGTGGAAATACGACAGTCTTCTGGAGACATTCAGTGAGGACGGAACGCGGGTTCACATGGACGACGACGAGCAGACAGAGCATCTTACAGCTTATATGACGTACCTTGCGGCCCAGGGATTCTCCGGCAATGCTCTGGATATAGACGAACTGGAGGCATGGTGGTCTGATAAAATTGATGCTGTGACTACTCTGGAAGAGATGAAAACCGTCATTAAAGATATAATAAAGATTATTGGACGTTCACAGTCAGCAACATTGTATGGCTGGAAGATCAAAAAGACTAAATAATGGAGAAGTTGATTGTATTGCCAATACTGCGAGACGGCTTGCCCGATAGCGGCGTCGTCCCTCACATTCGTATCAGAGATGCGGACACGAAGTCGGTTGAGGTCGATTTTGATGCGATGGAAGAAGTCGGAGACGGCTGGTTCAGATATTATTTTCAGACATATAATCCAAAAAAGAATTATGTAGTAACAGTCGAGGTAGTAAATTCGGAGGGTAATATTATTTATTATTTTGCCAGTAACGTGAGTTATGTCGAGGACATGAAATACGTCATTAAAGGCCCGGTAGCGAGGTTCAATCCATGAGTGCGGTTAAAAATCAAGAAATAGGTCAACAGGGAAGCACAATCACTCTGGATGTGTACTTCCATGAATTCGACGGAGGAGCTCTGGTCGATCCTGACACCCAGGTTGCTAACTATGAAATATTTGACCCGTCCGGTTCATCGCAAGAGACCGGTACGGGCACACGTCTCGGTCAGGGACGATACCAGGCTCAATTCGATATTCCTGCGGCGGCGACAGTATCGGATCAGTGGAAAATCCAGTGGTCGGTAGTTATCGGAGGTCAGGGCGTCATTGACTATGAATACTTCCGTGTTGTTGCGGCGGGTTCAATACAATTCAATGAGGAAGAATATCGCAAGGGCAAATCGTTCGCTAATGAAGACCGGACAAGCAGTTATCATGCTCCGAATTGGGGTTATATCATAACTCCTGACGAACTCCGCTACATGGTTGGATTCGGAACAAAGCTCGTATCTCCTGACGCTTCACAGACTTATGACGACAACATGCTTCAGTATTATATTGACGCGGCTATTGGAGTTTTTGCTAATGACCTGCGAATCGATATTTTTCCTCATGTTATTACTCATCAGGCTCCCAGAGACGCTGTGACAGGACTCCGGGGAGAACGAACTGACCTTCCCGCAGATTACATTACATTTATCAATTCACTTACTGACGAGCAGGCAGACCTGCGAATTATTGAAAAGGGTTATCCTTATCGACAGCCTCCGGCCAAAAAGAATTATATGTATATGAGGTTGCGGAATAGACCCGTTCGGTCAGTTGACAAAGTGGTCATGGTCGATCCTGTACAGCAAACACTTGTTGATTTGCTTCCTTACACGCAGGAGGAGCTCGGAATGGGAGGCACACTCCAGTTTACATTCTCGCAGTTGTCAAACATTCCTGTATTCCTGGGAATGCTCTCACCATTTCAGTATCCATTCCGGGATTACCCGAATGCATTTCTGATTGATTACAAGACGGGCTATGAGAATTCAAGAAATGTGCCGAAAGACCTTGTCGAAGTAATACGAATGCTCGCAGGCATTATGCTCCTGAATGATTTTGGGGACGGCAAGAGTCCTGGTCTGGCAAGCGCGTCGGTCAATTTGAATAGCATATCAGAATCATTTGGCACGACGCAAAGTGCAAGTATCGGGCCGCGAGATGAAGTCGATCTCATGAATCCGAGGGGAGGTTTTCTGTCAGTACCTATTGGAATTCTTTACAAGCGAGTAAAGGACAAACTTATTGATCCGACGAATTATAAGGTCAGAGCAGTCAATCCTCTCAATGTTCTTGATATACAGTGGAAGCCATTGCTTGACGTGGTCGAGCATGTTGTCCCTGAAAAATTCTGTTATGAAATATCGACTCCCGATGCACACATCACGGTAACAGAGGATCATTCATTATTTTATGTTGATCGATTCGGGCTCACACAAAAACGCGGCGATGAGTTTTTTGTCGGAGAATCAATTGCCTGCGTGACAAGAGCTGGAGTTGTTACTAATGACAGGGTCGTCAAAGTTGAGCCTGTGAAAGTGCCGGGAGGAAAGGTGTACGACCTCTCGGTTGCAGACTTCCAGAATTTCATTGTGAACAATAGAATAATTGCTCACAATACGAATGCTCTGTATGGAGCTCGAATCGGAGAGTGGTTGAAAACGATTGCGATATGGTGGAAGCGCAACAAATACAAATACGGTGTTCAATTTATAGGTGTTTTATGAGATTTGTAAGATTTGCAAAATTAATAGTCCTGGTTTTACCTGGATACATCAAAGCCAGGATAAGCGGGACGGTCCTGCGATTCAGAATAGTGTGTGAGGTACTATGGATAGTAAGTGAATGCCCGTCAATGACAGCACAAATACTCGAAGGTGGAAAACATGGAAAAGGATAAGAAAGCAGAAGCAATGTCACACCCGGATAAACCAGGAGCGGGAGCAGAGAAGCGCAAGAAAGTCAAAGACCCGCAGGACAAGGTCGAGGTTGTCATGTCAGAATTCAAGAGAGGAACGCTCCGCTCTGGCTCTGGCGAGAAAGTGACTGACAGGTCACAGGCCCTCGCAATCGCAATGTCGGAATCTGGACAGTCAAAGAAAAAGCTCAAGGGCTGTGATAAGATTAAAAAGGCGGAGGAGATGAGCCCTGGAGAACTCCTCACGTCTATTGTTGAACTCGAACTCATGCTCAAGGCGAAGTATGAAAGTAAAAAGCGCGGACCTGACGGGAAATGGATTTATAAATATACAAAGCCCGGAACTAAACAGCCGGGGAGTCAGGACTACCAGAATCGAATTAAGCAGATCAGACAGAGCGGTAGTGTTTCCGAGCACGGCCCTGGTTATGATCGAGCGAAAGAACTGGCAGTCGAATTGTCAAAAAAGCACGGAAAGAAAGTCAGTGAAATACTGGACGACATTCTGGGAGAAAATGTGCCTATTAATAAAGCACAGGAGACGAATGAAATGAACGAGAATACTGAATATCTGGAATCATTAATCAAAGCAGGCCCGACAAAGTACAAGCGTAAGTGGCGCGGCAAAGATGGAAAGTGGCGGTACGAATACGAAAAACCGAAAAAGGGCAAAGAAAAAGCCGGAGAAGAAAGACCGGGAGTGCGTCCTCATTCAGAAAAAGAGTTGAAAGAATTGTCACAAATTCAAAAAGACCGGGATATACAGGCAATGGAATTGAACATGCCAGGAAAGCGCAAGGGCCGCTCCGAATTCGATACGCCGCAGGATTATCACGAATATATCCGAAGCGAATTCGACAAATACGTTGACACGGTCAAAAAGAAATCTGGCGAGGAGATAAAGACAGGTGTACTACCACAAAAATTGGTAGACTACAAGAAAGAACATCATGAAATTGCAATTGATAAACTATCTAAAATGCCTCTCAAAGAATTGAGACGGCGACAGGACATGCTCCGGTCGTCCAGAAAGAAAGCACTGGAACAAAAAAATGAAACGCTTATAAAAGAACTTGATGTTGCTGAAAAGCATCTTATTCATGCTATTGACAGGAAAGAATTCGGAAAAGCAGAAAGCGACATTAAGAAACTAACTGGATTACTGAAATGATAGAAGCAGAACAGGGAACAATTGATGGACAGCCATTCAAGGTTGTTCATTGTATGACTCCAGAGGAAGCCCGAAAAGCCGGACTCCCGGAAGGAATGACATCATACTTCATGATCGGAAGTGAAAAGGTTATTTATCCGGGCGATGTCATGAATCGTATACAGGACGCGGCTGTCAGAGGAGAATTCGGTGTGCGTCCGAATCGTGCCGGAATAGCTGAATTTCATCGCAGGGTTATGGAGTACCAGAAAAATGCCGTCAATGAAGGCTTCAAAAAGATAGCAGAGATGAACAGAGGAAAGCCTGACGAGCAGATTTCAAAAGAAGCAATTAAAGATGCAAGAGGTGTCCTGGACAATGTCGACCTTAATGCCGATTTGCTCGGACGTCTGCATACTAAAAAAGAAAGGAGAGATGTGCGTTTATGAGTATAGATGTGCCGGAGGAGCGGCCCGCTCAATGCGTGAAATGCGGCGAATTCAAAACCGACTGCAATCCGCTTGATATGTGTCGTGCCTGTCAGGAATATGAGGAAGCTGAACAACGCATTAAGAAAGAAAAATCTGATCTTAAAAAACGTGAAGCCCTCATGACAGAGAGTGCCAGTCTCAAAGCCAAAAGGGAAGAGGCAAGGCAGAGGGAACTCGACGAGGTTGTGGATCACAGACCCGCACCTGGATTGAGAGAAAGAATACGGGCTCGCAGAGCCGGGAGAGGAAACGATGATACTGGAAATGATTGAGAAAGCGGACGACTACGCTCTGGATTTTTTCATCGACGAATTGAAATATTTTGTTGAGAACGATTTGAGCCAGGTCAAATCAAATGGAATTGAGAAGACGATTGACTGGTTGCAATCGTCAAAGGAAGGCAAAAAACTTGTCAAAGAAATACTGGATTCAAAGAAAGCCGGAAAATTCCGTAAACAGAGTCCCAGAGCGATAGCTCACAGCTCATGTACGATTGCGTCACGATATGGCTATATTATCGGAGCAATGTTTGTCGCTCCTCATGTTGCCAAAAATCCGCTCGTACCTTACGGTGAACATTATATCAAGCGTATTGCTGACGAGAGTGTTGTGCTTGACCGCAATGAAGACCCGGAGAAAAAAGTATATACTTATATTTCTGATTCTGCAAAGCTCGTCGCTCCGTACGCAACGCCGTCGTACTGGGAGATTGCAAGAGGAGAGTTATTCTCTCGCAATGCCGATATGATCGCGGAGATGAAGCGGCAGAACCGAAAGGTCGTTCTCATTCGTGAGAATTCAGAAGCCGAATATGACGGATCGGGGCACACGCTTATGGCTATCAGGAATAGCAAGGGTCAGTATGAAATTAATGACACGTATCACGGCCAGAGATTCGGCAAGACTATGGAGGAGCGGTATCACACGAACGGCTCTAAATGGTTGAGATGGATTTATGGTGAATTGAATATATAATAAAACAAGAGGAAACATTATGGCTTATGTAAAGCGTCTCTACAAGCGCACAAATGTCTGGATCGGGATCGGAATGATTCTGATCGGATTTTTAGTGCCTATCGTCTGGTCAATCGGGTGGCCAAAGGCTTATGAACTGGCGATGAAAGATTTTGTCGTCGTCTGGGGCACCGTAAAATTCAATATGATTGTTCTTCTGATCCCGGTCGGAATGATAGCAATGATCGGTCACAAATTAATGCAATGGGGTATTGGCCAGGCAATTATTGGAGCTATCGGTGGTTTATTTACACGAATATTTGGAGGCGGTGGTCAGACACCTCCGCCTGCGACGGGAGGACGAAAATGATACCTGATAAGTTGAAAGTACATTTGAAAGAACTTGTCGCATTGAAATATTTCTGGCACGTTGCGGTCGGCCTTATAATCGTTGCATTGATTTTCTTTGCAGGACGTTCATGTGGCTATGACGCTGGACTCAAGCATGGATATACGAAAGGCCGTGCGGACGGAATACGGAGTATTGATTGCAAGGGTTCAAAGCACGAACCGGGGCCATTATGAAAATTGTAAAATTCATTCTGTCTTTCTTTCTCGTTGTTGGATGCTCGACGTGCGCTACCGGAGGCATGAAAATCATGCTCCCGGATTACAGCGAACATTGTCCTCCGTACACAATGGTTGACGATAATGGAAAGGTGAAGTACTACGGCATGTACATTCGTCCTCACATTCGCAACAAGTGGGTACTGACAACAGAGGTAAGAAAGCTGGAAGGTGTTACAAAACAATGTCTCAAGCATCTGGACAGAGTCATGTTTCACAATATCGGTGAAATGCGAACGAAGTCATGCGGATATATGTGTCAATTAAAAACATTTGGAAAGGGAGCAGGAACGGGAGCTGTGATTACAGCTCTCATCATTCTGGCAATTGCTTTATAGACTATGGAAGATCGTCACCTGGGAAGAAATAGTCCGGTCTTCACGATTGAAGGACACCCGGATAAATTTATCAATCTGATAAATTATCATGGTGTCCTTGCGCGTATCGTGAGAGCCAGGAAATGTCCCTGTGGTGGAAGTCAGGGCGGGCCGGTCATGCACTGCAAGCTCTGTCAGGGTGACGGATTCGTATATGATTACCAGAGGAAAATGCTTCAACTTGACGAGGACTCTGACGTAAGAGGCCAGAGTCATATTGTCTTTCCATTTCGTGTCCCCGTGATTGAGCCCCTCAAAGTTGAAAGACTTATTGCGTCAGAGCAGGGAGGAATCGCAAAGTACAATATCGTATCATTCGATACGGAATCAATAACAATATCCAGTAATGGAATACATCGGCTTCCACGTCATTATGAAAAGATGAGGGTTTCGTATTACTTCGACCGCTTTACGAAAGTGACTGGAGAACGTGTGACGGTTAATCCCTCCCGACGGCTTCTGACAACGACGACAACGCTTTATAATGGTGAGCACAGATTTGGCAATGCTCAAAACATGCACGGTGACGTGACTATTGTCGATAAGATATACCATGAAGACACGGGCTACGAATTCACAGATTATACTTACAAGCGCAATCAAATACATCTCAATAAGTCAGAACCAGAGCCCGAAGTCGGCAAGATACTGGTGGACTATTACTATGCTCCTCCCGTGCGAGTGCTTCCCGCAGACCTGGACTTCCGGGAAGAGAAAGAAACATGGACATCAAATATTACATCAGGACTGACACGAATCGGAGTCGAGCCCTGGTGGGAACTCGGACCAGGTGATCTTATCACGCTCCTCCCATTCGAGCTGTTCAGGGATCAGGCTCTTGTGCATGGAGCTCATGGAATTGACAGGCTTGTCGAATTCGATGTTGCTTATCTTGACGACGAGATATTTGATCAGGACGGGGAGCGGTATCGTAAGAACGAAGATTTTGAATTACAGGACTTTCACAATATTGTCTGGATTGGCAACCAGCCGAATCCGGGCAAGCACATTTCTGTGCGGTACAGTTATCGACCGACCTATGTCATTTTTCAGGATCAGCCAGTACCGAATGCAATGGAGAACAAGAAATTTCCGCTTACATTCAATGTGAAGCTATACAACCGAACAATTCACAAAGAGGAGAAAGTGTTCAAGCCAATCGAATTCCCAGGTCTTAATTTATGACACCGCAGGTATTCAACATATTCGATGACAACGCAGAGCAGAATGCTCGAATGCTCCAGTCTCTTCTTGAGGCGGCAGGAGACAAATGTCCGAAGCATATTGTCAGAATGACGAATGCAATATTGTATGCAATACAGAGCAAGTGGGCCTCTCTTGCAATCGACGAAGCCGGAGGTTGGGGTCGTCGATATGCTGGCACACTCATGGTTGACCCGATTCAAGAGGAAGGCGGAGAGGGGGCTGTGTACGCGGATCAGTCGAGCCCGGATTATATGTTTGTTCTCATGGTTGAGAACGGTGTGAAGTCGTGGTCTATTAAAGAGGCTCTGCTTGCCAGTGAGAAGGTACGTCGCAAAAAGACCGGGCCGGACATCGGACGGGCATATATCATTGTCCCTTTTAGATGGAGGACACCGCAGGCAACCACAGGCAACAAAGCACAGGCAACAAGCACATTCGCAGGGGTCATGCCAAAGGACGCTCATGAAGCGGCCCTCCGGGGAGAAGCTATCACTCCGGCAATGGCCGAAAAACTGGAGAATGTTAATCTGGCGGGTCTGAAAAGAGTGTCCGATACTCCTCACGCTCAATACTTTACATTCAGAATGGTCACGGAGGACTCAAAGGGCTGGCAATATCCTGCTATTCCTGGAGTGCCAGTATTTGAAATAGTAAAGGGAATGGTCGAGGACGCAATCTCAAAAGGCATTGCAAACTATATTGAAAAATTCGCAGAAGAATTGAAGAGAGAAAATGAGTGAGACGATAACAGAATACACGGAATATTTTGTCGACAATCCAGGCTGGTTCATCGACACGATTGGAGAGGCTCTGGGTCGCCGTGACATCTCCGGCATAACAGGCGGACGTTTCGAGGCAATCGCAGTATCGGAGGAGCACCCGCTTGTTCAATTGACCGGATCGATAATGAAAAACGGTGAGCCGGATCATGCCGGGCTCATTCCGGCAATCAGTGTAATTGAACAGCCGGAGAATGAATTTCAGACGACAATGGGTGACGGAATGCAGGTTGCCAGAGCAATAACCTGGGAGTATCTCCAGGGAATCCGTACCAATTATCCTCACCAACAGGATCGCGTCAAAGAAGGACTGATTACTGACGACCAGATCACTCTCATTGAGACGGCTCTGGAAAAGCAGGCGGAGACGTACAGCATTCCTCTGGAGGAAACGAGTGTTAAGGGTCTTGTCGATGCGTACTGGATTCAGGAATCGGCTTATGTGTCATTATGGTGTCATTCAATTAATGAGCGTAAGATTATCGGGAGTCTCCTGCGGTCAATATTATTTGCAATGAGAAAACCCATGAGACAGCGCGGCCTGCGAGATATAACAATGCGAACGAGCAAGGGCCTGGTCAATTTTAATTTTGGACGAATACTTCACGGCCAGGAGTCGGAAATAAGTTTTTTGAACAGAGTCATGAATATCAATGTGACCGATGAATCAGGTCAGGGCCTCCAGGCTTATGTTATTGCGGAATTTACTACCAGAGATGATAGTGACTATATAACAAATGACTCAAGAACAGAAACACGACCGAATAACCCCGACGGTCAATTTGTGGCAGGGGAAGGAGCATACAGTGGACAATGAAAACGAAAAAATAGATGATGGTAAGGATAAGGACAAGAAAGGCAAGAACAAGGACGACAAGCCAAAAGTCGAGTTGAAGTCTGTGCCTGGAGGTCTGACAATCGATGGGTTCATCTCCAATTACAGAGAACCAAAGTCACTCGGAAATGCCGGAGAAGCCGGATTCAGAGCATGGTGCAAGCGGAAAAAGATACCTTACAGACAATCAGAAAGTGAATGGAAAGCTCTCTGGAAGAAATTCACAGAGTCAAAACCTGACTGAAATTTATATTGACTAATTAATCATATTGTGGTACGGGTATAAAAACCCGGCGATCAATCATAAGGAAGCAGGCAATTACAATAAACCTGCGATGAGGCCGAATGACGGTCTTGTTGCGGGTTTTTTATTTTAGAGGAGTAAGAACTATGGGAGTAACAAAGCAAAAATTCGCCGGGATTGAAACGAATATTCCGGGCGCGTACACTAAATCGAATTATCTCCAGAGTCCTGGGGCTCTCGGTGCAGTCAGCAATGCCGTGCTTGTTATCGGATCAGCTAACGGCGGCATTCCTTATAATGCAACGGGAAAGTCAGACGCGGAGAAAATCAACAAATTCAGCTCGACGGGAGAATTACAGGATATGCTCCGGGGAGGCCCTGGATACTATATGTCCGAATTCTATATGATCCCGACCAAAAACGAGAATCTGAATAAACCATCGGAGGTCTATTTCATCAGAGTAGACCCGGCAATTCCTGGATCAGCAACGCTCCAGGACGCGCTGTTAAACGACATCATTGATATTACAACGACCCGGTACGGTTCGCTTGCAAATCAATTGAGCCGCAAAATTGAAGCGGCAACGACTCTGGGCCATAAAGTGACCGTGAAATTTCAGGGTAATACGATTATCCAGAGAGACAATGTCGGATTCGAGTATATGGAAATTCAATATACCGGAGCGGCGGTTACGTCGACAATGAATATTACAGCGACACAGCTTGACACTACCTGTGCGGCTGTTCCTGCGGACGACCTTGTCCTTCTATTCGCAGACTTCGAGAAGCTCGGAGGCCTCGTTGCTTACATCAATGAGCAACCGAATTATACGTGCACACTCAAAGCTGATGCGGACACTGACACAACCACGTTCGACGCGGTTACGGCACAGGACATTAAGACACTGCCGTACGTTTGTGTAGCACACGTCGAGGCCCTCATTCAATTCCTGACGAATGAGACTCTGGGTGAGCTTACTGCGTCTCTTCATGCTGGCGCGGTCAGAACGGATGTCACTAACGACGCAAATTTTATATTTATGTCGTCAGGCACTAACGGAGTTGTTACGAATACACAGTGGGCCGGAGCCCTTGAACTTGCGGCAAAGTTTAATTTCAATCACATTCTTCCGGCAAGCGGTGACGCTTCTGTTCATGCAATGGTGGTCAATCATTGTACCGAATATAGTAACATTGAGAATAAGAAGAATCGTTCATGCGGTCTCGGAGCATTGTCGTCAATTGCAAATAATGACGCAACCATGATCGGTGAAATGATTGCTCTCAACAGCTCAAGATCGGAATACCATATCACGGAATTTGACAGACCCGATGTATACAACCAGGGACAGAACGCAACATTCGCTCCGTTCTATGGAGCGGCTCTGACCGCAGGAATAAGGTTTGCAAATCATATCACAACGTCTCCGACGTTCAAAGATGTGTATGTGACCAAAGTCTCTCGTATCTATTCGAGAACAGAGAAGAAAGACCTCATTCAAGCTGGAGCGACAATGTTCGAGCAACAGGAACGCGGATTTGTCGTTGTTCATAATGTATCGACTTACCAGGGCACAAATCTCCTGCTCAATGTTCCTGCGGGACTGCGAACCTGCGATTTTATCACTCTGGACCTCCAGGTGAAAATTGAGGCGCGTCTTGCTCGAATGGTCCAGGCTCCGACCGCAATCGTCATTGCGGACATGGTGAACTGGTTGTCGTCAAGTGTGCTTCCCGGATACAAGGAAGCAGGTTATCTTACCGATGATCCGAATAGCGGTGATCCGGCCTTCTCGGACATATCGTTTCAGTTGATTGGAGACCGATTCAATTTTGGATTCAGAGGAATTGTTCCGGTTATGATTCATTATGCATTCATAACGCAGGATTTTGCAGTTGTCGGATTGAGAAATGCGGCATAAGTACAGTATAAAAAAGCGTCAATTGATACTGGCATTGACGCTGGCTTAATAGGCCACGTATTGCGTGGCTTGAGAAAAAGTGCTGGTAAATACAATTGGAGTTATGCAGTGGCATAGATACTCCGGGAGGATAGTATCATACCGTTTACAGGAGTTGCGGTCAATACGGAAGGCCCCGTCGGTGCAGGTCTTGACTCAATCTTGATTCAGGACGGACGTGTAGTCACATTCGCAAGCGAGGTGACATTCGACGAGGACTTTGAACTCGAAGGCATAAGGACTCTGGGTTATCATGGAGATAGATTCTTCAAGAGCATGGGCTATACAGGCCAGGCCCAGATCGGTACTTATGTATTGCGGGAAAAGGAGCACCCTGGAGCATTACACACTCCAGGCTGGCAATGGGACAATACGTTCAATTTGAACACGGCGGGAGAATTCGACTTTGTAATATGCGATGTCGATTCTCTTATCGTCCTTTTCACGTTGCTCGGTGTTAAGCTCTCGACCCAGAATGTTCAATTTCCGGCGAGAGGTCTTAATGCAAAACAAACAAACTGGCGTTTTTCCAGGGCACTTCCTGGACTTGAAACGTCATAAACGTAAAGTAAGTGTTTGAGGAAGCTCGAACAGAGGAGTATATATGAGCGATACTTTACAGGTAAGGAATAATGTTCTCGATGAAGAGACATATACGAAAACTATTAAAGAGGGAACTCACGGATCATTCAAGTTGAGAGCCCTTTTTCCAAAACAGCAAAGACTCATTGCAGGGATTATCGCAGGCCCTGGATTTCAGAATGGCATGTCAGTGGACGCATTCACGACGGAGGATCAATATCGATTCTCCAGAGATGCAACGCTTGAGGTCGCCGTCGTGGAAGGCCCGGAATGGTGGTCAGGTCCAGACGATTGTCCCGATGAGGATTTACTGAATCGTATCTTCAAAGAGATAATTAGCTTCTCCAGAGACATTCAGGAGAAGTTAAAAAAAAATAAACTGGTTAAAAGAGGCGCGAAAACAGGAGCACCTGATTGATGCATTCTTTTTAAGGGAATTCAAAATATTCCCGGACGGATGTGAGCCGGAAAATCTCCGGCCTCATCAGAAGGAATTCATTATGTATCTGTGCGCCAGTGTTCCGTCAATGGAGACCCTGACGCTTGCCTTTGCTTACGAGGGCGAGAAGTCAGAAATAGAGGACCGTGACTATGTTAAGATTTTCTATAAGAGGATCAAGAAACAGGGACGCCTCGAAGTGGTAAAAAATCTTGCCAGAGTCAGAAGTATGACCCTGGACGAATTTGCAGAATTCAGAGCAGAACGAATGAAATCGATTGCTCTGAAAAAGCTAAAAGAGAAATTTACTGGAGTGCTTTTTGAAGAAAAGAGCGACGTGGAAGACGCACGACAGGCGGCTATTGACAGAGCTCACAAAGTTGCAGACAAGATGAAAGAGGGCGAGGCTTACAGAGAAAAATTCAGGGAGATACTGAATAATGTTCCTGACGGAGCTCCAGAGGCCCTCAAGTCTGCATTCAGGAAAGTATAATGTCCGATCACAGAATTACTATCGAAGCAAAACCCGTCGGACGGGCCGGACGTTCCGGGAGCACAGGCGCGTCTCTTGCGGCCATTCGAGAACAATCACAGAAGTCAAAGGCAATGAAAGACCTTGCTCCTCCCGGCGGGAGGCCCGGAGGACTTGCACAGAGCCAGGAACGTCTTACCAGAGCGACACAGGTTCTCGGACGACATACAGCACTGCTCACCCGCGAAGTGTCCACGTTGTCAAAGGAAATGAAGACAATGCGTCGTGAGGGAGGCGGCGGTCGAGGCGGTGTCTTTGCAGGCGGGTTTTCAGGCGGTCAACGTGCCGCAGGCGGATTCACTGGCGGAAATGTCGGAGCAGGAATCGGTCGGATTGGCGGAGGACTCGGATTCGGAATTGGAGCTCTGGTCGGAGCTCTGGGTTTTATTGTCGGTCAGGTCACGAAAGTCGGACGGGCATATATGCAGACCGTCGAACAACAGGCCGGAACAGAGGGTGTCGCTGGCTTCCAGAAAGGACGCGGGGCTCTTATGGGCGCAGAAGTCGGTCAATTTGTGAGAGCCCGGAGAATGGCCGGAGGCACATTTGAAGGTCAGGCCGGACAATACCAGGGTACAATGCTCCAGTACGGTTTCAGAATGGGAGTCGGAATGCAGGAGCTCGGTCAACAGGTCGGAACGGTCGGTCGATTTACCGGACAGCAAAAGGCCGGAGCTACATTTGAGAATATAATCAAACGCGCAACCGGAGCTGGAGCGGAGACGCAGGTCACGGAATTGATGAGCGCAATGACTTCCGAATTGAAATCGGCGGTCACGGAAGGCATGGACGACAGCAAAATGCCTGACCGAATTGCGAATGAAATGATCATGTTTTCAAGGACCAGAGGCGGCGGTTTTAATGTTCAGGCCGGAGCTAATATCGCCAGAAAATTACAACAACAACAGGTCGCAGTCAGCCAGGGAGATGTCCAGACAGTAGCGTCCCAGAGAATGCTTGGCATTGCCCGGAACATGCTTGAAGACAAGGACGTCAGGTATCAACTTGCGGCGAAGGGAATTATAACAACCGAACAGCTTGACGACCCGACAAAGATGGGAGCAAATACTCGACGGGTAGCGGCTCAATACTTAATGACGAATAACAGAGACGAGATCAAGCAAAGATACGTTCAACAATTGATAAGTGATAAGGGAGTTGCCGGGAAGACGAAGGCTGAACAGCTTTCAGCGATTGCACCATTCATTCAGGATTATTCCGGCCTCAAAATGACCATCAGTGAAATATCACAAATGCTTGAGGCATTCAGGACTCCCAGAGGCACGGAACGAGAAGTGACTGTTCGCAGGGCGGAACGCGGTCGAAAGAAAACAGGTGTCGGATTAAAACCGGGCGAACAGCCGGAAGGTCTGGAGGTTGAGCGTGTCAGAGGATTGAGAGTGCAAAAAGAATTATTGCTCTTGAGTGAAGTCGGAAGGACTGCGGCTCTGGCAACGCACAAACTTGATATGTCAATGATCAATCTTGCAAAGAAAGCCGCTCCCGCCGCGACGGGAGCGATCAAATTAATGACGGACGCTACATTGAAAATGGCAGAAGCAAGTCATAAGGCTTATGGCATTATGAATAAAGCCGGAAAGGGAGGCGGAAAAATGCCGTTTGTGAATATGATGTTGCAGGCAATGATGTCAATGTCGGGAGGCGGCGGATTGAAAAGTGGAATACAGGGTCTTATTAATTATGGGAAAGGTAAATAATGCCGGATACCTATTCAGCACTACAGCCTGATCGTTTTCCGATTTACACGGCAGGAGTGGAAGCCGTGCGTGAATATCGTGAAGGAAAGAAGAATCGTATTGTTCGTCCGAAAGTACGTCTTACAGTATCTCCGTTTGTTCCGACTCTTATTCCAGTCGAGCTTGTCGGTCAGGATATGGGAGGGCTCATTGTAAGCGTATCGTATCAGAAAAGTCGAAGCACTCCAGGCGGCGTATTTATGGTTACTCTTGGAGGCGATGACGTCAAGGGCACTAATTCAATTACAGGACAACCATTGAAAGGAATCTGGAGGTCTCTCGGAGCAAGCATGAGGGACGTATTCAAACAGCGAACAGTCGGACGTCTTTACATAAACGGCTATCATGTAATGACTGGATTTTTACGTTCATTCCGGCGTAAAGCCGTAAAGACCGGAAATGGCTTCGACATAACTTATGAAGCTCAATTCTATGAACTCGGTTCTATTTATGAAGAAAATATATTGAAGACAATGACCATTGAATTCGGAAGTGAGATCAATGGCTATATGTGGCCGAATCGTATATTTGATCTCGGTGGAAAAAAGATGGTTCCGTCAGGTCTCGGAGGACTGACGACTGCGGTGCAACAATACGTCCAGGCGTTTCTATTGAGCACTCTTGACTATGGCATGGGAGGCCGGGGTTTTCCATACTATCAAATGAGTGATGGACTTCCTCTGATGTACCGGTTCATTGCCGCTCCTGCTCCTCTCGGTGCAATTTCCAATTCGACATTATTCAAAGAGGTCGGAGTCGATACGGCTCTGTTCAAAGCGGCGGGAGGATCATCATTCTGGTCATTCTTACAGGGACTCATCGGCAATCCATTCTATGAGATGTTTACAGAAAGCGGCGGGCGAACAATGACCGTCGGACGATACGTGCCATTGAATCCGGCCACAGTACCTTACAGCGCATTATCATCAGTCTTATCAGGTCTTGCTCCTCCGCAACATTCAATTATGCTTCCCGGATTCAATTATCTTGTAATACGAAGTGTTCCTTATTATAATCCATTAATCGGCACAATAAATCCGGCACACTTCTTTCAGTTATTTCCGTTCATTATGTCAGTCTGGGACCTGGTTCTCGGAGGAGACTTTATTATAATTACAGACGACGACATAATTGAAAAGGATTTGGGAACGTGCGATTTTCAACAGTACACAGGATTTCATGTCTCATTCGGAGGAAAAGCTCCGACAGGTGTTCTCGGAACGACGACACGGCCTTCACTATCGTCCGGCCCGACTCTTCCATTCTATCCGGGAGGCGTCAAGACATTCGGCATGAAAGTCATGACAACAAATCTTGACGGACGCAACAATAATTTTGAAGGCCGGGCCTGGTCGGAATATGACAAGTCAAAAAAGAAATACGATTCGCATGGACTATCTCACTTACTCAATTATTATTTTCGCAATGCATCAAAATTTATGGAGGGAACAGTAATAGCCAGAGGAATTCCTTACGCCAGGCCAGGAATGGTGTGCTTGTATCTCCCGTCAAAATCCGGCACTCCGGTTGACGACGAACGAGAATGCCCTGGTCTGTATTACATTGATAATGTTCAATACGGCTTGCAGGTCGGAGGAATTGATACAACGACATTATCTTTAATAAGAGGGACACCGTTTCCCATGAGTGGGTCTGCGGTTGCACAGTTATTTTTTGATTGGGAATTATTCCCTCCGCACTCCAATACAGTATAGAATTATGAGCGGCGACAAATACAACGAAGGGGCCTGGGCCTCAAAAAACCATGTAGTCGGAGGCGATTCAAAGCTCCGATCTGCGGAATACGATTATCAATCTGAATTCACGAAGGGAATCACAGAATTGTATCTCGGATATGTTGAGTATCCAGAAGCGGAGGATTACTACGGAATCACGGCGGTAAGTATCAAAATGGCCGCAGGCGACACGGCCAGAATCGGAGCAGTCGCCTGGCCCGGCCCGGCTGTGAATGTAAATCCTGCGGGACTGGCCGGAGGCGTTCCTCTGGGAATTCATGGATTGCATACTGCTCCCGCACAGGGTCAAATGGTTGCGATTGGATTTGCTCATGGATCAGGAAATCAACCGATGGTTGTTGAGAAGTATCCGTATATTGCATGGGACAGACCTGACCTTCAATCCATGCATGTACTTCCATTAACAACAAATTTACATCGATGGGACGACAATGTTCTCGGTCATTATTCCGGCGCGTACATTGCTTTACGCGGGACAATTCCTATGCCCGGTCTGATCGAGCGGTATACACAGACGCAGATATGGGACTGGCCGCTTGCCGGATACGATCTCACAACTCCGGCTTTCTGTTCATTGTCGATTGGAGGGGCATATACCGCACAGGTCGGAGGAGTTTATTCGGTTACGGCTGGCACGTCCGTTTCAATAACTACGACAGGCCCGGCCACACTCTCATCTGGAGCGGCCACAATTGTTGCAGGATTGACAGTGGCATTGATGGGTGTCGGTGTTTCAGAGCCAGTGGTTAAGGGATTGCAATTATCAACTCAATTAATAGCATTATGCACTTTACTGGCGGCACATATTCACAATGACAGTCTGGGCCTTCCATGTACCCCTCCGGCTAATGCGGCGGCAATCACGGCCTGGGGAGCAGGCGTCGGAGCCATTGTGAATTCAGTATCGGTGACAACGACATAAGAGCTTGACATGAGAGAAAGAGAGTCATAATTATGAGAATACAGAGGTCAATGTGAGCGTTCAACAGATAGTCCAGTCTTTGCACGGCAATTATGACGCAACCGGAGCGTATTCACTTGAATTCGTCCGTGATCATCGGAGAATCGAAGTGTTTCTCTTATTACCGCCGGAGGAAGTGGAAGTCAGTGAGCCAATGAAAACAACAGTCGCTCAAACGATTGGAGGGACTTACATAACTGACTATGGAAATGCTCCGAAGCCGATCACAATTTCAGGTGAATGCCATTTTTTTCATGCCGGGGCTCCTGGCGTCGGAAAGCCCTTACCCGGAGCGTCCGTGCATGGAGGCTTCGAGGAATTTATAAAGCTCCGCTTTCTGTTCGGGAGATTCAGGGATTACACAATGTCACCTGACGGCAAGCTGTCCGCTCCAATGTTTGAAGTATCAAATATGGCTGACGTTGCGGCGATCAAAATGGAAGTAGCCCGGCTTATCGATGACGGTATCGGAGCGACGGCGGATAAGGTTGACCTGTACTGGCATGACTATGATTATAATGATCATTTCAAAGTTATAGTGAATGAATTTTCATGGAGGCGGTCGAAGGACGATCCCTGGACAGTATTCTACACACTTGATATGACGGGCATTGAAGTCGATCCCCTTCGCTCTGGATGGGTCGGATTCAATGAACCAGTGGTCACAAAGAGAACGACTCTGGAGGCCCTCCAGGACGTCAAGAATTTGATTAATAATGAACACGCCGCAACGAGGCCCTCACAATATTCAGTGACGAAAGAAGGTACTGAATATATCGTATCAACGGAGGAAGCACTTACATGAGCAGTGTTGCGGATATACCTATTCAATTGCAATCGGCCCTGAATATGGCTTCAATGCATCTCAAGATCACGTATCTGCGTGAGGACTTATTGTCTCTCGATGCAAAACTCCAGAGCGGTCAATACGGAATGAAACGAGTCCTGTCAGAATGGCTTCAGGAATGGTACGCAATTCTGGACGAGGCAATCACAATTATTGAAGGCACGATTATTCCGAAAGACAAATGGACTGATTTTGAAGCGGGAACAGTCACACTTGACGAGTATGGAGATACTGATTCGATTGAATATTATAACGGTCTGCGAAAATTGCGAATGATTGGAACACAGCTTGAGGTTGCGCTTATCAGCTTGCAGGATACAAAACCCAGAGCTCTCTCGCCGTATTCAAATCAACAGAGTGGCATAATCGGAGTGCTCACAGAGGAAGAATTCATTGACCAGGGAGCGATTACTCCGACGACAGAAGTGGAAGATCAGTACATTCATTATACAATAGACTATGGTGACAGTCTAATGCGAATCGCAAAAAAGGTTTATAATGATTATTCCTTATGGACTGAAATTTCCAGAGCGAATGACCTTTACGATTCTGATCTTATTGATAACAATATGGCCGGGCAGACCATTAAAATTCCTATCGAACAGAAAGGGGTCACAAAACGTCAGGCGGAAAATCTTGTGTATGAACCTGTATTCAAAGGCACGGATCAAAAAGACATTGACCGATACTTTTTTGGCCGTGACATCAAACTCGAAGACAAGAAAATAGTTGTCGACGGTCAGAATGATCTTGCCGTCATGGAAGGCGTCGAATGTGCGGTCGAAAATATCAGAGATAGATTTGCTTCGACCAGAGGAAGTCTCAATCCACAGAATCCGACCTGGGGGCTGACTCCAATTGACTTCAAGGGAGGAATGCCATTCGCAATATTTCTTGAGAAGTTGTTTCTTGATATGGAGGGTCAGGCTATGTTTGATCCTCGAACGTCATTCGCTTCCGTCCTTCGCTCAAAACTGTTTCTTGAAGGTGACACATTCAAGGTCGATATGACCATCAATCTAATTGGAGGCCGGACAGGGAAACTCACCCTGACTGATCCTCACAAGGCGGTATTATAATGGCATTCTTAAAAGTATATACAACCGAGCAATTATATGCATTCATGGAGGCGAAAATGCTCGCGTCAGGTTGCGGCCTGACGAACATGAATAAGGGAAGCCGGACGCGCACGACTCTTGAAGCGGTTTCCGAAGTCTGTTCCTTTATTGGATTTGATTTTCTTGCGGGTCTGCGGAGCGCAATTCCAGTCGCATTCTTTGATGCGTTTGACTTTCAGCGCAAGCCGGAGACCGTATCGGCTGGCTATTTGAGATTTTTTAGAATGCCCGTCATGGTTGTCACGTACACAGGAACGGGCTCTGATTGTCTCATGTCAATTACCGCTCTCAATTTCACAACGACATGCACGGGAGCTCCAGGCGACAATCTGGTTTTGCCTCTGGCTACCTATGCCACAATTAATGCTCTGGCGGCACAGATAGACGCACAACCGAGTTATTCAGCGACAGTTATCAGTAACGGCACAGACAATTCCAATACGTTGTATCAATACACGAATGTTGATGTAGTTGCAAGCACAGATTATCTCGGAGTGACAAGCAGTCGGAATCTCCTCAAAGACCCGGCCACAGCAATTGTAATACCTTCCGGGACGCAGGTCACAGTGGACGGTCTGACATTCACTACCACAGCAATCGGGAATATCCTGGTCGGAGATGCAAACAGTGATCAGATAACAGCTCAATGTGAAACGACCGGGCCGGAGGGAAACATTGCGGCACAGGCTATTGATACCAGAAATGGAAAAGGCTCTGCTCTCAATAAACCTCCCGATGTTGATTATGTAATTAATGATTCGGCATTCGCAGGCGGGCTCGACGAGGAGACGGACGACCAGAGACGTGAGCGTTTCGCAATCACGGTTGAGGGCCTGGCCGGATCAACCGTGAGGGGTCTGGAAGCGGCAACGCTGTCAGTCGATGGTATCAGGAGTGTGTCAATCAGAGAACGGTATCCGAATGCCGGGGAAGTCACAGTCATTGCCGATGACGGGACTGGCAATCTTACTCCCGCAAAACAACAGGAAATACTGGATGTTCTCAATGGAGACCCGACGGACTACATTAATTTTCCTGGATTCAGGGCGGCAGGTATTCTTATTTATGTTCAGCCTCCGGTGGTTGTTCCGATAAATTGGGACTTGACACTTTACCGGGTCGGAATTACATCGGATGAAAATGAAATCAAAAATGCGGCACAGACTACCGTCGAGCAATATACCAATACCAGAAAGCTCGGAGAAGACCCGATTTTAACGGAGGTAATACGTCGTGTGAAAAATGCTCACCCGGCAATTGTTGATATGGCAATAAACTTGCCATTAGCAAATCCTATTATAAGCGGATCACAGCTTGCTCGCACAGGTGCGGGTTCCGGGGCTACCGTGACAATAACACTTGTGACCTGGGGTGCATATCCATAATGACTACGCTGGCACAAAGATTTGCCGATTTACTGACGGCCATATATGACGCTGACGACGACGAATTCAAGAATTTTCTTGTTGATATTGACGGTGTGCCTGCGGGCATTATAACGCAACCGCAGGATTACAATATCGGAGCGATAGGAAGCACTCTTGAATGGTTGCGACGATTGTCACTTGATTTACTTGATCAAATTTATGTGCATCTTGCAACGACTGAATATGTGACCTTTGCTCTTGAGGATTTTCTCGGAATATATCGATATGCCGGAGAAACCGATGTCGAATTAATTGAACGTGTTAGAATTCTTTTGTTCGAGCACAAAATGTCCGTGCCCGCAATAATAGAACATACACGTCGCTTCTCTTCTCCAGGACCTCCGGCAATTCTGGAAGGCGGAGCAATTATGGCCTATGCCGACGTATCATTCTCTGATGTGTATTCGTCATGGCAAAACCAAACTCCAGGGCCTGAATTTGATTACTGGATATTTCCTGCGATAGCCGCAAGCGGTTCCGGGACGGCTTATTATTTTATGCTTGTATTACAGAATACCGGAGCAACCGATCTTGTGGAAGCAGTCGATCTTGTAAATAAATTGATTGCCGCAGGGGTCTATTATGAAATTTTAGTGGAGACATGAGATGAAAAATAATTTAAGAGTATTAAACCAGAGCTTGCGACAGCGTATAGAGCACGACATGGTTCTTACCAGAATGGGAGAACTCGGTCGCCGGAATATGGAAACAATGCTCGGATCAATGTTCATTGATTTTGGGGCAACCGCAAAGGCTTATGTATTTAAGGGATTTGTTGCGGCTCCTGGAGCGGCTCTGGATGTCGATCTGGCTGTACCCGCAGAAGCCGTGCATGACATTGACGGCGACAATATCAGAATAGCAATCGACAGTAATGGAGGGACTGCTTATAATGTTGCGCTTGCGGCGGCTGATCCGGCCAATCCGAGAATTGATATAATTACTGCAAGAGTCGCACAACGCAATGTCTTCACAGACGCAAGTGCGTCAATCGCAGACCCGGCCACAAAGACTGTTTCACCGCAAAGTGTTGAGCGGGACATCGAATACTATTTTGAATTACAGAAGGTCGATGGAATACCTGCGGGAGCCCCTGTACCTCCGGCCATTCCTGGCGGCACGGCGGGCTCTATTACAGGCGTTCCAGTGATCACGACAGTCGATCTATCACTTGAGTATATTCTGTGCTTCGCAATCGGTGAGGACTCTGAATTTATAGAGGTTGATTGTCGGGGAGCAATACCGTCAGCAACGACGATTGCCGAGGTTATCAATGCTATTAATCTGGCCGGATTTGGAGCGGTTGCAAGTAACGACGGAGGAGATCATCTTGTAATTACCGCTCCTGGAACGGGAGAAACGTCAGTCGTAAAAATCAAACAGCCTGCGAATACGGACCTTGATTGTTATAATAACATTCTCGGAGGACTTGAATACGTCCAGTATGTTGATATATTCAAAGGCGGCAATGCCTGGTTCAAAGTCTGTGAAATATACGTTCCGGCTCTGGCCGTGACTCTGACGGCTGGCAATGTGCGAAGCATTGAAGAAAAGGACACTGATTGGGACGCTGACAATGACAAAGTTGTGTACAGTCCAGGCGGAATTGTGACGGGCTCATTGAAATCGTTTTCAGAAGATGCGGAGCCCGGATTTACCGCAGTCAATTCACAGGCAAGCACGACGGCGGCAGGGTTCGACGCAATTAAGAGCCGCAATCACGGACCTGTCAATGCAGGAGATTTTCTGGGAGGTCTCCGAGCTTATGGATTGAATTCAGTCGGAGAGAAGGAATATTTCGGAGCAATATACATCAAAGCTAATGACCCGACTGACGGCGCGGAGAAAGGTGACATTGAATTCTGGACCAGGGACGCGGCTGGAGGTTCTCCCTGGGCCAATCGAATGACGATTGCGTATAATGGAGATATTACCTATTATGGCACGACGATATTCGGAGGGAATGTTCAGATCAATGGCAATACCGGAATGGGTGTTGCTCCAGGCACCGCACGACTTCACACATTCAGGAACGACGCGAATGCATCTATATATGCCGAAAATACGGGAGCCGGTTATGCACTACAGGCTCAATCTAATACGGGAGCGGCGATTTATGCAAATTCGACAGCCGGATATGCTTTAGAAACGGCGACGGGAAATGTATATTTTGCAAATAGTCTTGGAGTTGGTGGTGCTCCTGGAGCACATCGTATTTATGCATTGATAAATAGTGCGAATCATGCTGTTTACGGATACCAACAGGGCGGCGGATATGCTATTCGTGGTCACGCAAGCGCGGCTGGTGGTGGCGGTTCGTTTACATCGACGTCAGGTATTGGCCTTTACGCTGAAGCTGGAAACGGTCAAATGGCGATTCGTGGACATAATGTAGGCAACGCCTGGGGCGGTTATTTTTCCACGACGTCAGGATATGCGCTTGGCAGTGGCAACCACTTTTATTTGTCTGCCGGTGCAATGTACCATGCTGGCAACGCTGTCATGGGTTATCAAATCACGGGCTCTGCTCCTGTATACCTGCGGGATTTGTTTATATTCGTGCCTCCTGGATGGGGGTCTAATATTGCTGGAGTTGGAAATTTATTGGGAGTATGTGCACACCGTCAGACCGACGCAAATCCATACGGAGGAATGCAATTAGCGTACTGGGCGGGTAATATTGGAATAAGACATGACGGCATTGATTTTCTTACTGGTCACAGTTGGCAAGTATATTATTTTTCGAGCGCACCTTAATCGGGCAAAATTAAGACAAAAGGAGATTACAATGGGATTTCAATTAGAACAGGAGAATGACGCTGGATTATCCGGTAATTACTGGAAAATCTTGATGCTACAAATTGACACGAAAGGAATGCACACAAGCGTTTCAGTCGGTTTGTACAAAGATAAGGCAAGTCGTGACGCCGGTAAAGAGCCTATGCAAATTGAGAATTATCAAATTGCAAATATCACAAATGAGAGTATGGACGGTGAAAGTCCGCTCAAGACGGCTTACAATCGTCTGAAAACAGAATCCATGAATCAAATACTTCTCGGTACTGTGTCAATATCTGGTACGGACGTCACAGGCGTCGGGACAACTTTCACAACTGATCTTGTAGAAGGTGACAGAATTATGGCCGGGTCTGATATGGCTTATCGCACAGTCACATCGATCACATCAGACACGGAAATGACAATCAATGAAGCGTACTCAAGCAATATTGAAAATACGACGTACGCCAAAGATGCAAACAAATTCAAGAATGCCGATAGTGTTCTTGAATCCGGGCAATAAGGGAGGCGATGTTTTATGAGATTGATGACAATAAAAAATGCGGAGACAGGCATACACAAATTTTTGAAAGCGGAACATTTCACGGTCGGAACTTCATTTCATTTGATGCAAAAATTTGATGACATATTAAAGGTGCTGGATTTAATAGAAGTACAACGACAGCGTATTTTTAAGAATCACGCTGATGAAGGCAGGTTGCAAATTGATGAAGGCACACCGGCATATCAAACATTCTGGGAAGAATTCACTAAATTTCTTAACGACCCGAAAAATGACGTTGATATAGAATTCTCTCTTGAAGTGCCCATTGAGGGAACAGGTGACATGAAACTGACTGTTCTTGAAGTTATGGCATTGCAAGAGCTTGGTATTAAGTGGAAACATGCCGCCTGGCCTGGCGACAATAGAGACGACCATTCTAAAAGCAATAATGGCAAAGCGTTTCCACCTCAAGTAAGTCAGCTTTTAGAAGAATTAAAACCAAAGTAACAGGAGAAAAACATGACGTATAAAATTAGATACCGCCGGAGAAGGTCATTCTTCTGGCGAACAAAAACAATTATCGGGCACAGAATTGATCCATCAATGAACAGACTTGATTTATTCTTACCCGACGGTTCTCTTTACAGTCTGGGAAAGGCCGACGAATACACGATCTTACTCGGAACTGATTGGGTTATCGTAACAGAAAAACTCAAAAAGCAGGCACAGCAACAACAGGCAAATCAGGCACAGCCAGGAGCCGGAGTTATTGTCGAACCTGGAGCAAAGGGAGGCCGACGTCGATGAAAAAACTTTGTACCATACTCATGCTTCTGATCATGACTCTGTTCATGATCAATGCGAGGTGTGAGGACGATAGTGATAAGAAACGCCGGGAAAGAATGCTTCTGGCGGCCTGGCTTATCACACAGCCAGTATATACTCCGGCGAATTGCATAACATATATGCAACCACTCAATCCATTTTACGGACTCCCGGATTATTACTTACGGTGGAAAAGTGATCCGACGCAATACGACGTGATTATTCGTGGCAATTCGACAATGGATATTTCATGTCGATACGACGGATTTTTGTCAGCAACAACTCAATGTGTTGCTATTGGAGGCAATACACTATGCGATATGACGACCCAGAGAGCCTCAATTAATACCATTGATCCGTCTGCGGTGATCATTTCTTCCGGCGGAGGAAATGACGTGATACGACTTGTGAGCGGCGAATACGGTATTACAGAAACAAACGTGTACGACAATGGAGTCGAGCTTGTCAATCAGACCAGAGCGGAATTTCAGAATGCAAAGATTGTATGGCTGACCATTCACCCGACAAAAAATGCGGCTCTTAATGCGGCAACAACGTCGATTAATGCCAATTTATCGGCCTATGTAAACAGCCTCTCGAATACGTGCGTCGTCGATATGTATGCTTTATTTGGTAAGTCGCCTGGAGAAGCGGCTGACAATTCTCAAATGCTCGATGATATACACTATACACAGGCAATGTCATTTATCGTGAAAGACGCTGTGTACAATCAATGCGGGGTCAGTATATGAGTGACATGCCGATGAATGCAGACATGCCTCTGGAATTCTTTTTGCCTCTGATGAATGTCAAGGCCGTGAAACCAGAGCATATCATTGTGTATTCGTGGCTTGTATTCCGGGCAACGTGGACGGGCTCCTGGGAAGTTGACTACAAAGAATTGAGTCAGCTCACAGGGCTCTCAATCATGAAGCTATCGACTTCAATTGCCGCTCTGGAGAAGGCGGCTCTTATTGAAGTCGAGCGCGGGCCTCGACGGATCAGAGCATACCCTCTGGATATACCTGACAGACTGCGGGACATAATGGAAAGAAATATGCAGGACATAAACGACAAGCAGGCAGTGAAAAAACTGGCAAAACAGCAATTCGGATAAATTTCTCCGTATAATCAATACCTTGCCCGGTATTTACTCGCCTCCGGTTTTTCCGACATTCCTGGAAGCCGGAGGCATTTTTTTCATTTTGAGTGACCCCTTTTTCCTTTGAATCTTACTATTAAGTGAAGGGAGCTACCTCACAATTACATTGTACTTGGAGGTACACCATGTCTAAAATAACCATCGAGCAAATCCTTGCAGAGCTTGAGATATTTGACTACCCGGAGGTTGTGACCAATCCGTTTTCAGGACGCTCCTGCGAACTTGAACCGGAGGCCGTCGCTCTTTACGACTTCATTAAAGGATGTGAGATATTCGAGCAATGGGAGGCGATGCGAGTGGCTCTGGATTACTTCATGACGAAGTGGCCCGGAGAATATATGACTTTATTGGATTGACCTTAACTCCAGGGTCGGCACTTGAAGACGGTGTCGGCCCTTTTTATTTTAGATGAAAGCACTTTTAGCTGATATGCAATCCAAAAAATTGCTAATCGTTTCCGCCGGAGATATTGGAATGCTCGACGATACCGGGATTTTTCCGATGTCTCTGACGCTGGAAGGTCAAGAGCCTCTTTACAAGGGTAATTGGCTATTCCATAAATTGAGGGCTGAACGTCCGTGCGGCATTGAATATGTCAACGAACAAACAGTCGTTCAAGTTATGCTTCCGGCTTAACGAGGGTTCACGGGCTACCGTGCGGACCTCCGACCTGGTCTGTTACTCAAGGGTCAAATGAGGGAGCGAACGACGCTCCCTTTTTTGTTTGGATAAGAACAATACGGAGGATAGTATGGAAAGACATGCTACAGAAAAACAAATCAATTTCATTAAAAAACTGATAGTTGAAAAGGACTACGAATTTGATGAAAGCAATTTTGACGTGATAACAATAAAGGAAGCGTCTAACTTGATCCAGGAATTACTTGGCAGGCCGAGTAAAATTCGGAATGTCGAGAAACCGATTGCCTCCGGCGTCGAGTCTGGATACTACGCAGTAATTGAGGACGGTGTCCTTCATTTTTTCAAGGTCGATTCACCGACCGAAGGTAAGTGGGCAGGATACACCTTCATAAGAATACAGGCGAGTAACGAGACATATCCTATCAAGAACAAAGAAAGACGGGAAAAAATCCTGGACCTCATTAAAGCTGACCCGCGTGAGGCAATGGAACGATACGGCCAGGAGCTCGGTATATGCGGGCGATGCGGTCGCACATTGACTGACGAGGAATCTCGCGCAAGAGGCATCGGGCCGATATGTGCGGGCCTCTTATGAAACTGACAGGGAGTCGAAAGACTCCCTTTTTTTATTTGGGTAAGGAGGTATTTATGCCAGAGACAATTCCTCAAGAGGACAAAATAAAATTACTCGAACAATTCAATCTGGAAATTGGAGGACTGTGTCGCGTGACAACAACGCATATAATCCAGGACGTTGTATATGACGACGCGGGTCAGATTGAAATTCTTATGCAGGGAGGTAAAAAGGTCAGTCTGGATAAAATTTCAGAATACCCGACTGATTGATAATTTCAGGGGAGCACAATGCTCCCCTTTTTTATTTGGTAAAGATGTACTTGGAGGTGCACATGGACGAGATTTATGAATCTCTTGATTTTGAGCCTGACACGGAGGACGACGACGAGCTCGACGACCGTGTGGTTATAGATAAAAATGCATTGCACTATGAGGGCGAATTCATCGCACGAATGGTTGCATAAAAACCGGGCAAGGTTTTTTGGGAGGTCTGCGGGCCTCCCTTTTTTGATCAGGTAAAGGAGACAAATATGCACACTAATGAAATCGGTACATTATTGACCGGCGACATACTTACCGGTGGATGGAGTCTTTTCACACCGAACGAAAAGAAGGAATTTGCAAGAGACAATAATCTGGGAGCTAATGACCCTGACCTGGAAAAAGTGGACGGCGGTCATTACATACCAACAATTGTCGCTCTATTCAAAAAAGATGGGACTTGTGAGATGTTTGACATTGAGTCTTTGTCCAGAAATGGGGATTGCATACAGCTCAACATTCGTGAGTCATAAAATTGGAGGGAGTCGAGAGACTCCCTTTTTTGTTGACAGCTTTTCATATTCGTGTAGAATATGACACAAGAACAAAATTGGAGGTTCAATATGAATTATTTGACTACGGATACCATTAAGAAGTATTATCCGTCAGTATCACAGACACAGGCTTATGAAGGCATGAGCGACAAATACTGTCATGTATCGTCACTCAATGTAATTGATACGCTGGCCGATCATGGTTGGAAGCCAGTCAAGATTGACGAGGCTTTCACGCGCAAGACCGAGTATCAGGGATACCAGAGACACACGATCAGGTTCAGGCATGACATCTATTCCGCGCCTCCGGCTCTGGTCGGAGATACGTTTCTTGAATTACTCGGAGTGAACAGTCACAATGGATCAAGCTCATATCAATTCCATGCGGCCATTCATGAAAAGGTCTGCGGGAACGGCCTGGTTGTATGCGACGGGACTCTTGCAAAAATGGCTATCCGGCATATCGGTGTTCTTGAGAAGGACATTCTCGAAGCTCTGGAGCATTATGTGATCGGTCTTCCATCGGTAATTGAATCAATTACTGATATGAAGCAAAGAGAAATGAGGCAAGAGGAGCGCATGGACTTTGGACAGAAAGCCCTGGCTATACGCTGGCCGGAAGGTTCACCTATTACTCCTGTGCAGATATTGAAGCCCCGCCGGGGAGTCGATGAAATACCGACCCTCTGGAAGACATTCAACGTCATTCAGGAGAATTTCTTCAAGGGCAAGGTCAGATATAAAAAGCAGGGTGAGGACGGCAGGGTCAAAAGTCTTGCAACCAGAGCGATAAGCTCACCTCACGTCTCGGTTGACCTGAACAAGCGGCTCTGGGAGCTGGCGGAGGAATACCGACACAATTAAACGAACTGCCTTTAATTTTATTAAAGGGTATTTCTCATCACCTGGGAGGCCGTAAGGTCTCCCTTTTTTTGTCTCCAGAGCTACAGAGAGCCACAGAGCGGCCATTTTCCGGCCTGATCCGACCCGACATACACCTTTCCACAGAAACCGCCCTCCAGAGCTTTTATTTCAAATGCACCATTTAGTGCTTGACAGTGTGACATAATCGTGATAATGGCAGATTTATCAGTTGTACCTCCAATACAACCGAGAATTGGCGGCGGTGCCCCTGGAGCACAGGTCAATCCAAAAGATACTTTCCAACACACCCGCGCCGTCGCCGATTCTCACCTTTCTCTGATTGACGTGATTGGAGGAGCACTTACAGTATTGGAGGATACTATGAAAAAGAATACCGATCTCGATCTGGCTTCCGACTCAATAGAAATTAAGGACCGACGCAGGCGCGGATTTTATCAAGTCGATAATGCAGTCACGGACGCCGTGACAAACGGAAAGCTCTCACTCGAAGCTCACTTCATATATTCCTTTCTCGTAAGACACGCGAATCGTGAAACAATGCAGGCGTACGCCGGAATAAATTATCTTAACAGGCGAATCAAAATGTCAAAGTCAACAATAATTCTGGCATTCAGAGAGCTCTGTGACAAGTATCTGATCGAGCACATTCGCACAAAACCGAATGGTCAGAAAGTATATGCCATACTTGATATTGATGAATTTCTGGACTTCCTGGGTGGTTCTCCAGAGAACCGGGGTGGTTTCCAGGAGAACCGGGGTGGTTCTCCAGAGAACCGCTCTATATGTGGTTCTCCAGAGAACCACAAATCAAGAGGATCAAGAGGGGAGGGATCAAGACGTACGAACAAGGCCCGCCAGGGTAAGGAAAATCCTTCTATCCCTGGTCCAACGGGAGAGCGTATTTCCGAGCTCCGGGAAATGTATGCCTCTGGAAATCGTAAGCCGTCGCAGGCCGTGTGCTCCGAAGTTGCGGAAATACGTGACCGTGCGATTCGCAATAAGATTGATGCGGCGATAGATGAGGCTAACGCAATCAACGAGGCGTTTTTTCAGTCACAGCCGGAGTACGAATGGTTTGTAAAAATAGGAGATCGCCTCCGGGTGTCTGGACTTCCTATTCGTAAGACAATAGTGAAATATGACGGGCCTGCGAAGGCGGCAGTATCGTCTGTACTGGAGGCAAGGATTGAAGACCCGCTCAAGTATGTTGATTGGTTTGTTGAGAAGAAAGTTGGTAAGGCCGGATTCACCTGGAGATTTTTCGGAGCGGAGACGTTCCTCTGTGAATATATGGCTTCTCATCAGAATGGCAAAAAGGAAAAAGAATCGGAAAAGGAAGCCAGGGCAATGAGCATGAGAGAGCGGGCTCGACAGGACAGAGAGAAGAGACAGAAAAAACGTGCTTGACCTTTTTTGGTATTTGTGATATTATGTCATTTATTGAGTGCTTCCTTACCTGTACGGGTTGAGATTGACTTCTGAAAAGACGTCGTCAGAGGGAAGGATGGACGCCGCTTGACCCGTGCCGGGATGAGAGCACTCAATAAAAAAATTGGAGGTGCTAACATGAATGAAAAAATTGGAATTAGTCCGGCGGCTCTGAAAATATGAGCTATCGTCCGATTACAGATTGCATGATCCTCGGTCGACCGAAGCAAAAGTATCACGGTCATTTTCCGAGTGGCTTTCTTGAGAGAGCCCGTTTTCTGCTCGGATGTACATGCCCCGACGAAGGGCTCTGGCATATATGCTCCGGGAAGGTGAAGGATTATAATAAAGGTGACGGCTTTATAAAACTCAAGGGATTCAACAAAAAGCACGACGTGTGTGTCGATATTGATTGCGATCTCAAGCCGGACATTGTTTTTGACGTGCGTGATCTGCACAAAGTTAAAAAGACAAAAAGCGATCTCATTTTTCCAGGCCGGGAAATAAAATGGGAGCACAACGGCAATAAGCAACGGAGTTATATTGCCCTCCCGGAGACCTGGGACCGACCGAAGGCGATGCTCATTGACAGACCTTATGACGAAGCGAACGCAGAGAAGTATCGATGCGGGCCTGACATGCTTCCGAACATTCACAAGCTCACGAAGGATTGTCTTGAGCTGGTCAGACCTGGAGGACTTGTCGGTACTCTGGATTTCACCTGGCCGAGACCTGGCTCCGGGTACAAAGAACTGTATGTCGGAAGCGTCGGGACGGGCCGTGCGAATACCGCAAGATGGTTTATTGTATGGAGTAAGATATGAGCCGGATAAAGACGCGAAGATCAAGGCGGGGTCATAACAGTCGATTACACCGAGTTATTGACGGGCGTGAGTTACTTCTTGAGTTTTTTGATCAAGATTTTGTATATGAGCCTAATCCTGATCCGAGAAAGACTGCGGAGGAATTCAAAAATACAATTTTGGATGCTAAATCATTTTTATTGGGCTCTGCTCCGAAGCCTGGCGAGAAAGTATTTGTTGGTGATCTTGATTTAATTATGGACAAGAGCAAACTATTTATGCCTTATCCGTCATGTCTTTTGCGCTATGAGCAGGAGTCAGGAAGTCTTGACGAACGGAGTGATGAGACACAAATTCTTGTGCGATATGCATGGTATACTGTTATTGGAAACTCACATTTATTTGCGGCGATAGTTAATTTTCCAAAAGACCGTGAATATATTCTTGGCTCGGAGGGTGTGCGCTGTACTCTTGGTTTTTGCTTTCCAGAATTATCTGATTTGTATGAAGCGTATTCGTCAGAGAAAGAATTTTTATTTGATATGAATGCGATACGACTGTTTTTTAAGGACGATGAGGGGTGGGAAGAGGTGTCCGAACGGATAGCAAAGAGAGGCCACAGGTCATTTATTTTGGAAGTCCTAACTGATCTTGCCGATTTTTTAATAACTGTAAATAGTAGCGGCAATTTTATTGCTAAAACTTATTTGGCAAGCGAAAATAAGAAACCGATAAAATTCCTTGAGCCGAGAATTCAATATGTGATAATTGATAAAAATAAGAAAAAACTTGCATTGCGTGACAGATTAGATGATACGAAAAAAAAGAAGGGAGGCTCTTATTCTATCAAAAGTCGTGTTGCTCATAATCGTCGGGGACATCAGCGTGTTTTGCGGAGTGACTACTATAAAAACAAACAGGGTCAAACTGTCTGGGTGAAAGAGGCATGGATCGGACCTTCAAAGTGGAAGCACGGAAATTCCATTTATGAAATTGTCGATTTGAAAAAGGAATTAGAGATGGAAAATAAAATTGAAGTTGTTAAAGAAGTCAAAGAGCCTGAATTCAAAGCGGGCAGTTATCGCATTGCCGATTCATTGCCTCCGATAAACGGACTCGGACGATTCGTGCCTGTAATAGATCACAATGCTCCGTCATTATGGGAGCGATTAAAAAACTGGATTCGGAGGACTGAATGAACTTACGCGGATATAAAGTTGATAATGAAGGATTTGATTCGATGTGTGAAACCTGTTTGAATTTCACCTGGGTAGTTATTGATTGGGCGAAAAAGAATCCTGACAGGAGTCATACGTTTCCGACACAGAACATGCGGTGTGAGAAAATACCCGGTGCTTTTAATGGATTGAAAGCGGGACAATTCAATAAGAATGAAATACCCTATGTTATACGGTGCAACCAGTACAAGCAATCGAGAAAGAAGGTGGTACAATGAAACGAGTATTTTTACCGATGCGATTGACGGGCCGAATGAGGCGAATGGCTTACAGGTCTATTGAGATGCAACGCAGGACGACTCAATATGGATTGATTGGAGCAAAGATGGCTTTACGGGGGGAGACGACTCTTGAGGAGATGATAAACAATATATCGGTATTACAGACCCAGAGCGTATTGATAATGACTCGAATTGATAGAACGGCAAAAATGATTGCGGCGATGGAAGAGAGGCTGACAAATGACAAGGGGTAAGAGAGGTAGTCGTGTAAGCGATTCGGAACGGCAGAAACGGCGTGAAGTATTATTGCGGTTCATGGTCGATTTTTTTGTAGAGCGAGGCTCTTATCCCTCAATTTTTCAATTGGTTGATGGGACAAACCTGGCAGACACAACATTGTACCGGATGCTTAAAGAGATGGTCAAGGAGAATACCAGTATTGGTATTGTACGCGATGAGCACAATGGTAAATATAAAACCGGGACGTATAAATTAATTGGAAGATGGGAAGTGCTTGCATTGCAGGCGAGATTGAACATATTACAGTTTGAAGGGACTGACGAATGACAGCAAAGCAAATTCAAAGAGTGATTGATTATCAAAACTGGAAAGAAGACGGGATCAGGAATGGCAAGCACGTCTCGAAGGCAACGCCAAACGCAATGTTCTGGGACGCCTGGAAGCTGGACAAAGAAGGGATCAAGGCCGCAGGCATCTCCTGTAAGAAGACGAGCTCCGGCTGGTTTATCTATTACTGGCAGAATATACATCAGGTGAACAGTGAGAAAATCACACCCGTACCGCAAAGCCTCAAAAAATTGAACAATAATAGCGGACTCCTGAAATACCAGGAAACGCACGTTGCGGCCCTGATTCATGCCCTGGAGATGAACGGTGCGGCTCTGGACGGGAGCGATACCGGAACGGGAAAAACTCCCTCCGCTCTGGGAGTGGTCAGGGAGCTGAACTCTAAATTTTTCATACTGTGCCCGAAAACTATTATTCCTGTATGGTACGAATGGTGTGTGCATATCGGTGTTGATCCGGTCGAAGTGATTAATTATGAAGCTCTCAAGAACGACAAGCATGAGCTCATGCGAATTGAGAAATACAAAGACAAGCGGGGTAAGGCACAACATAAGATTGAATGGCTTATCCCTCACGGCTCGATTATGATTTTTGACGAAGGGCATTATTGTAAAGGCCGGGACACTATAAACAGCAAAATGATGATTGCGGCGAAGGATCAGGGATACAAGATAATGATTCTGACAGCGACACTCGCAGACAATCCGCTTCAAATGCAGGCAAGCGGATATGCTCTGGGGCTATTTCCGCAGATTAATGATTTCTGGAGATGGATTGAAGCGTACGGTTGTCACAGGAATGGCTGGACAAAGAATGGACGTGCGGAGACGAAGGCTGAAATGATGCGTTCCGGGTTTTCATTCACATCAAATAAGCGGGAACAGCAAGAGGCTCTTGAGAGATTGCACAATGCGATATATGGAGCGGGCCGGGGCTCTCGAATGAGAATCAAAGACCTGGGGAGTGCATTTCCAAAAAACCAGGTTGTTGCGGCGGCTTATTATTCTGACAATGCAAAGAAAATACAGAAAGTGTATACCAGTCTGGAGCGTGAGATACGAAGGCTCAAGGCCCTGAAAGAAAAGTCGACGAACATTCTGACTGTGCTCCTCCGGGCGCGTCAGGAGATTGAATTGCTCAAAGCTCCGACATTTGTTGAGCTTGCCCGGAATGCGGTAGCGGAAGGAAATTCGGTTGCGATATTTGTCAACTTTCAAAAGACGCTTGACTTTATTGCCGACGAGTTGCAAACTGACTGTATAATCTGCGGCGGTCAGAAATTAAAAGACCGGAACAGATTTATAAAAGCGTTTCAGGACGACCTTTCTCCGTATATTGTGTCGAACATGAGAGCCGGAGGGGTCGGAACGAGTTTACACGATTTGCACGGTAATAGACCCAGAGTCTCACTTATCTCGCCGTCGTTTTCGGCACAGGATACAAAGCAGGCTCTCGGTCGAATTTACAGAGCCGGAGCAAAGTCTCCGGCAATACAGCGAATCATTTTTATTGCCAATACGGTTGAGCATGGTGTCTGTGAGACCGTGAAGAAAAAGATTGGCAGAATTGACACATTGAATGACGGAGATTTTGAGCCGACATGGAGTTAGTGCAATTAAGTAAAGAATTCACAGAGGACGAGCTTGATGCTTGTCGTGATTATGCCGTGCTGATAAGCGAACATGAGAAATGCGACGGCTCTGGAATTATGTACATTGATGGTCAGGTGACTGATTGTGATTGCCGGGTTATGTATTATTATATCCGTGAAATGATGTACGCGAGATTGCCGTCGAGTTACTGGAAAGCATTGATTGATAAGCCGAAAATGAAAGTTGAAAATCAGGAAGCTATCGATCAATTTTTCACAAAGCCAAAGGGCTCAATAGTTGTCGGAGGTTTTGAGACTATCGGCAAGACACAATTCCTTGTAATGACTGGTAAAAAGTTATTGCAAAAAAACATAAGAACAATTTTCATGGATGCGTCCGATCTTGTCAGGCTCTTGACTGATAAGGATTTGGAAGTATTACAGGATCGCGTTTCCGGGTGTGACGTGATTTTAATTGACGACTTTCACCGATTGAAACTCGAATGGAAGAGAGATATTGTATTGCAATTCGTACGAAAACGACTCGGAGCCGGTACAGGATTTGTATTTGCAATAGACTCTGATGACGGAGAACTGTACAAACTGGTTGATAAATCTCCGGGAGGATTTTTTACTGTCAGTCTGTTCGAGCCGAGAGTTGTCGACAACTTTTTGAATAAAGACCTCATCAAAGAAGCGAGAGAAATGGAGAGTATCGATGGAATTGGAGGACTACAATGATTTTTCAAATGAAGTACTTGAGCGACAATTATTAAAATATATCACAGTCAAAGACTATTCGCTTGCTCCTGAATTGAATCCTGACATTTTCGCAGGTGAATCCGAGCGCAAGATATTTAATATCCTCACAAAGAAGCTCCAGAGTAATTTTCCGGCAAAGACTGTGCCGGATATGGTATTGCAACATGTACGCGGATCGGACGCGGAATTTGACGCAATGGCCGAAGCGGTTGACCGGGTTCTCCGGGCTGACAATCTGAATAATTATGGAGCGGCCAGAGCGGTCGTCAAATCTCTTCAACATATCCAATCACAGAGAGTCCTGGCGCGGGCCTCTGATACAATCCGGGAGGCGGCTCTGGAGGGAGACGTTGAGACCGGGTACAAAGCCCTCCGGCTGGCCCTGTCTGCGAATCCTTCCCGTGTTGAGATGGGAGAATACATTGAGGATTATTCGATGCGGGCCTCAAAGATTGACGAGCGCATGAAGCGTAAAAAGACCGTGAAGGATATTGTTCCGACGGGAGTCATTCAATTTGATCGTGTTGCCGGAGGTCTGAAAAAGGGAGAGGTCGGTGTCATTGCCGGAGCGACGGGAGTCGGAAAGTCAATGACGAAGTTGAATTTTGCCGCCGCCGCCTGGCTACAGGGATTTAATGTTGTATTCTATGGACTGGAAATGAGCTCGGAAGAGAATGAATTCCGGCTGGATACACTCCTGACAGAAATACCGACGCAGGCATTCAGGCTTGCGAATTTGACAAAGGAAGATCGGGCATACTGGAATAAATTAATGATAGAGCTCAAAAAAGAGCGGGCAAAAAACTATCTCATGTTTGTCGGAGCAAGGGGTCAGAGTATGCCTGACATTTTGAGCACGGTCGAAGGTATTGAACAGAGACGCGGAAGACTTGACCTGTTAATACTCGATCATATTCTGCTTGTCAAAAGGGAGTATCCGAGAGAGCTCAATTTGAAAATCTGGGAGAATTTTGACGAATTATCAGACTGGAGTAAGGATCATTTTATTGCGACGTGGACCTCCTCACAGGTGACTGACGAAGCACAGAAGCAGTCACGTAAGGGTGGAATGAGGGCGAATGCTGTCAAATACGGGCGGGCGGTGAGTGAGATCGCACAGGTTGTCGTTTCAATCTGGCAGAATGATCAGGACGAAGCGATTGACGATATGAACATGCAGATTGTGAAGGGCCGGAACATAAAGCGTCCGCCGCCGTTCAAACTGCGAATGAACATGGAGAAGATGGTACTCGACCGGGTGTCGTTCTGTATGCTCGGTCTGGACAAGTACCGGAAGCTCCGGGGCAAAAAGAAGTCAGGGAGTTTAGTGTGAAGATATTAGTAAGATACGACGAAGAAAAGCCGACGGGTCTTTTATTAGGTTTTGAAAATCCTGACGATTTGCATTTTGTGAGAATGGTTTTTCAATCTGTTTTACATGGCAGAAAACCGATTGTGACGAAGGAAGAGAATAAGGATACTCTAAAAATGATAGTAAGCAAACTCGGATACACAGGTAATTAAGCGAATGAGCTATCTTGATTTATTACAGAAATACTACGGCGAAGTCAGAGGCGGCGAATACTGGATGTGTTGTCCATATCATAATGAGAGTAAGCCGTCTATGAGTGTGAACATAAACGAAGGGCAATTCTATTGTTTTGGTTGTCACGAACGCGGCTGGATTGATAAATTGATTGCACAAAAAGAGGGTATCAGTCGTTCGGAGGCGATGCAAATTGTGACGCAGGCCGAGCTTGGAGGACGACGCAGGAATGGCCAGAGAGTCGAATACAATTATTTGAGTGAGGATATACTCGACGACTTTTTTATGTTACAGTCGAAGGAATATCTCCAGTATATCAGAAGCAGAGGACTGACGCGAACGGCTGTGAAGGAATTCGATCTCCGGGAGGGAGGTTCTCATGATCGGTTCTGGAGCAAGCGTGTTATTTATGCGATAAGGAATCTCAAGGGTCAGATTGCCAGTATAGAAGGGAGAGCGATTGATAAGAAAGTGGACCTCCGGCATTATAATGCTCCGGGCTCGAAGGCGGCTTATGGTTTATTCGGAGCGGATCGTTTTGTCGGCTATCGATACAAATGGCTGTTTGTAGTCGAGGGTCCGTTTGACTGCATGTCAGTCGTTCAATCTGGAGACCCGGCGGTTGCGATGTGTACCTCGACGCTTTCTGATGAGCAGTACCGGATACTTGAGATTCTCACGGATCACCCGATTGTCATTCTGGATGGTATCAAGCCGGGAACGGAGCGGGCCAGAGAAGATGTTGTCAATATTCTTCATAAAGGTTTGAGCACAAAATTTCCGAACAGTTATACTCTTCATACAATACGTCGGAAGAATACTGATCCGAACGACCTGTTAAAAAAGGGCACTCTTAAAAAATATCTTACAGACATTTTGAGAGAAAAAGGTTTACGGAGGAAAAACAATGGCACGAAAAAAAAGCGGCAGGCTATCGTCGGCAAAGGAGGCATTCGTCGAAACAACCGTAAAGATCGGAGATAAGACGTTCAAATTCGAGGCCGATATGTTTGACCTGGACGGTGTGAACGTCGGCATACTCAATCAACAGATTGAGAAAATTCCTGCGTCACTCGCACAGACAGGTGTCGCTCTGGGAGAGGCCGAACGGGAGCACAAGCGACAGGAATTGGCTCTGGACATCTGGAAGGCTGACAGATTAATGGCAATCGGAGCGGGCTCTAAAATGACGGAGACTGCAAAGAAAGACACAATGAAGTCTGAATATTCTGCGGCTCTGATAAAGGAAGAAGACAAGGTCATTGAGGCCGCGTATCTGGTCAGACTCCTGCGAAGCTATCGGGAGGGCCTTCAGGCAAAGCTCCAGTTAGCACAGACGCTTTCTGCGAATATTCGGGCAGAGGGAGAAGCATTCAGAAGCGGAGCAAATTAATCGAGGGCGGTCGTGTCTTTACTCAATGATTATATAGATTTTCTCCGGGCGACGGCAGGGCCGGGTGACTATTATTATGATCGCGATCCTGTTACCGGAGGAATCATGCCATATTTCAAACGGGGAGATATTGTCTCCAGAGATGGTACTGATGAACATTTGATTTATGATATGAACCGGGCCGGAGATTTTATCAATGTAATTTGTCTCAAAGCTCCGAAAGATAAATGGACTGCGGTCGGTGAGACAGAGGGAAATGTGGCACGACGATACACATTGAAAGAGCATCTCCTGAACTGGAGGGAGGTCTTTGAGAGGCTGAAAGGAATTCCAGTTGACAAATTTTTAGAACAATGATATTATGTCATAACGGAGGAAAGTATATGGCAAAAAGACCTGTTAAAAACGCAGAAATCAAGAAACGAGGGGTCTCTCTCGGAACGGATGAAGGTGATCATATAGTTGATCGGGCACTGGCCGATGATGACCGTCTAAAACTATCGAATGATAATGGACCGAACGTGTTTCTGTTATTGCATTCGGACGCATTCGCTCTGTCAGAGCACTTTGTTCGTAAGGCTGACAATAGCATTGTACGGACATATTGTGGAGTCCACAAAGAAGGGGACTTCCGGGCAATTCTGGATACGGCAAGGTGGGCTGTGCCGGAGAATTGTGAGATGTGCAAGCGTGTTGTTGAGCTCCGCCAGAGAGCGAAGGACGACAAGAAGGGCGGAGATAAGATCAGAGAGATTGCAAGAGATGTTGGTTGCGCTGTGAGTGCATTGCTCGTTGCCGCTCCTGCGGATTATGAATCTCGCAAGGTTGGAGCTAAAAAGAGGATTATTCCTTTTTGTGATTCTCCGGCTTCTTATGGATTGTTGTCGCTGACCTATGCGGCATTTTCTTTTTTCTGGCAGGAATTCAAAGAGCAGGGGTTCAATGCGAACGATCTTCGCAAGGGATTATTCGTCAATTTTGAACGCGGCTATAAAACGCGCAAGGGCGGCGGCAAATCAAAATGGTCGCAGGTTATTGGCGTCGAATTCTTCAAGTCGAGCATTCCCGCAAACAAACTCCCGAAGTTGCCGGATGCTATTGATTTCAGTAAGTACGGCGATTATGGAGACTATCGTGAGGAAGCGATGAAAGAAACCTGTGAGGTTTTTGATGCGAGTTTAGCGTCAAAGCTATCAGGAACGTCAGCGCGGCGGAGTGGTAGTCGAGCAACGACTTCCAAAAAGAGACCTTCAAAGAAAGCTCCCCGGAGACGATAAATGTCGGTAGCGTCAGCCAGAGCCCGGAAAATAGCGAAGGCCGTCGGAGAAAAATTCGATAAGGGCCTTGTTCGTACCCTCCAGAGCGGATTTCAATTGCCGTGTCTGGAGGGATTTTCCTGGGGTCTTGCTTCGCTCAACCATATTTGTACGGGTGATCCGACAATTGGTCTGGTCAGGGGTCGTATATATGAGCTCTATGGGCCGTTGTCGGGAGGCAAGACGACACTTTGCCTACATGCTGTCCGAGAGGTACAGTGTGCGGGCGGTGTCGTTGCATTTATAGATTCAGAACATGCTCTCGATCCGAGATACGCGGTGAAACTTGGGGTCTTGCCGAAGGACGTTTTATTCTGTCAGCCGGACAATGGTGAGGAAGCGATGACGGTTGCGGAGGAATTCATTAAGGAAAAGGTTGACCTCATTATATTCGATTCGGTTGCGGCTCTCACGCCGAAGGCTGTCATTGAAGGTAAGTATGATAAAAACCCGATTGGAATACAGGCACGGTTCATGTCGCAGTCACTTGCAAAATTACATAAGATTATCGCAAAGAACAAGTGCGTCGCATTATTTACCAATCAGGTCAGATTCAAAATTGGAGTTATGTTCGGGAGCCCGGAGACGACCCCTGGAGGAGAGGCTCTGGGTTTTTATGCATCGGTACGATTGCGCTCAATGGTCAGCACGGCCTCTGACAAGGCTGTGAAAGGTCAGGGCTCAATAACCGGTGAGAAAGACATCAAGCGTCTGGGCTCGGAAGGCACAATCAGGTGTGTCAAGAACAAGATATATGATCCATTCGGTGAGACGACAATCCCTCTGTATTATGGCAGAGGATTTGATGCGGTTGCTGATGTATATAAACTTGCGGCCAGAATGCATCTTATTACTCACACGACTGGCGGCTATCGCATTCCTGGAGTGCGTCTGGTCGTGAAATATGCTGGAATGGAGGAGCATGTCTCGAAGGTCTGGACATTGATACAGGAAGGTGATCGCGGTGTCATTGAAGTCGATGCGGAAGTGGTTGACGACGAGCCTGTCAGTCTTCCTGCTCCAAAAAAGAAGACTGTAAAGAAGAAAGCGGTGAAAAAGAAGACCGCAAAGAAAAAGGTTGCAAAGAAAACCGGGAGGAAGCGATGAAAGACGGAACATTGGTTACGGTGCATGACTTGAATACCGATAACCGTTTAATTGGTTATGTAATGAACTGGAAAAACGAATCGTTTGAATTGTACCAGGGTAGCAGATTGATTGGAGACCATTTTCAACCAGGCGGTATGTGTTGGATATTTAATGAACAGAATCCTTACGACGAGCTTGAGGTTGTTGTGGTAATGACTCAAAAAGGTTATGACGAGATTCAGGAGAGAGCCGTCGAGGGATACAAAGAGAAGTTGACGTCTAAAATTTCTCGACATGAAATGCCGTTTAACGTCCCAATTCCAGGCGCAAAATTTAGCACAGAATTTATCACACCTGTCAGTCAATTTCTTGACGAGCTTGAGAGGTTTGCAGATATACGTAAAAAATTAATTGATTAAAGCAATTGGAGGTTGCAACATGAGCAAGTATGTTATTAGTGCCGATTGGCATATCGGACTTTCAGAAGGGCATGACGAATGTATTCGTCGGGGTGTTGAACACATCGCAGAGGTCTGTGAAAAAGAGGACGCTGACTTCATTTTCGCAGGCGATTTATTTGACCGACCGAGACCGTCGCCGGAGGACTACAGACTGGCGGGAGATTGTCTGGGACTGATCGAATGCAAACAGTATATCATTTCTGGCAATCATGATCGTACCGGATCAAAAGGTGTGACTGTTCATGCCTTTCAGAGCAATATGTTTACACGACATGCGAATGTGTATATTGCCGGAGATGAACCGGCAAGACATGAGCCGCGAGATCATGAATTAATACTTGCACCATTTGTGCATGATCAGGAAGGCCGGACTTACGGTGACGTGATAATTGAGCACTGCAAGGAGATAGGAAGTCCCGATGAGGATATTCCCAGAATACTCGTTGCTCACGCGGATATTCCCGGAGCGATGTATGGAGCGGAGCAAGAAATTCAGCTCGGTCGTGTTGGTTCACTTCCTCCCATGCATGAATACGTTGACGTGATAATTGCCGGGCATATTCACAGACATCAGACATTCCGATATGGGCCGTGCACTGTGATTTATCCGGGGGCTCTCTCACGGACGAGCCATACAGAGGAGAAAGAATACAAGGGATTTATTCTATTCGATACGGAAACGCAGGACGTCAAGTTTGTACGCCGCAAGGACGCACGGAAGTATCACACCGTCAAAATAAAGTGGCCGGGACAATTCCGAATGCCTGCGGCTCTGGCGAAGGCTGACGGTTGTGTCCGCTTGCAGATTGACGCGGCCAGGAGATACTCCGGCATGATCGACCGCAGAGCTATTGAGAAAAAACTGGCACAGAAATTTGATGAGGTTAAACTGGAAATCAATTATGAACGGAAAGTGAGCGCGTCCGCAAAGGCAGTGGCAACAGGCCGAGGCTTCGACGATTATGAGGAGCTCTGGCTTAAAGAGAATGTTGCAAGCAGGCTGACGACTGTGCGTAAATTATTGATGAAATATCTCAAACAGGTGGACACGGGGGAGTCCCTGTCAGGGTCGAGAACGGGAGTCATTCTGAAACGTGTCAGGATCAAAAATTATCAGTCAATCGATGAGGTTGAAATAGACCTCACGTCTAATGATTGTGTCGGAATTCTGGGAGAGATAGACGGCAAGCTCACGAAGTCAAACGGAGCTGGCAAGTCGTCGATACTTGAGGCAATAAGATTTGCCATGAACGGTGAGACACGCTGGTCAAAAAATGAGAAGGCTATCCGGCGCGGGACGGATAGTGCCGACGTCGAGATTGACATGGAGAACGGCTCCGGGGTTTATACCGTGCATCGAACGCTCAAAGCCAGGGGGGCTACAGCCTGGATCAGGCATGACGGTGAACAGCTTGCCAGAGGCCCGAACGAGGTCACAAAATGGTTTGAAGATAATTTCGGAGCGTCAAAGAAATTCTTTGATACTCTTATCTGGATTGGCACGAAGCGGAGGTCTGCATTACTGGAAGCAAGGCCGCAGGAACGTCTAAAAGCAATTCAAGAGCCCCTCCCTCTGGGCCGCTACGAGAAAGCTCTCAAATTGATTCGTTCCGAGCGGACCTCGGCAAAGAGCAAGGTCGACGCGGCTCAAGGCGTGATTGAAGCGTTCGGCAACATGAAGCAATCCGATGTGACGAAGGCGGAGACGGAATTATCGGGGCTCACTAATAAGCGGAAAATGATTGAGGATCAGATTAAGGTATTGAATACCAAACTCAAAAGTCATGACATAATTGCCAGAGATCAGGACAAACTCGATGAGCTTATTGACGAGCTGGAAGAATGTCGGGACGAATTCAAAGATTGCCCCTGGCTCAAGCAGTCACCTGACGTGTACGTGCGGGAGACAAGAAAAGTGCTGGACGGATTGGATTCAGTATCCAGTCAAATGCTTGCGGATTTGTCACAGCTTGACGCCGGAATAAAGCTGGCAGAATTGAAGCGGAACGAAGCACAGGAAGCTATTGACACATTATTCGGTAAGTCACAATGTCCGACGTGCAATACGAAGCTCAAGCCTGACGCATATAAAGCGACAATGCAGGAGAAGAATGACGAGTTAAAAAAGCACAGTGATGATTGCGAGATTTATATTCAGAAATATCATGAGCTGGACATAAAATTCAAATCTAACAAAAAGAAAATCGATGATCTTAATGGTCGAAAATTGTGGGCTGAAGGACTTGTCAAGACCCAGAAGCGGATTGATACGATTCAGCCTCGTATTGATGAATTGAGGGCGAAGCATGACTATTCAGCTCTCAAGGGAATAAAAAAGCTGGAAAAGGATCATGAGACCCTGGAAAGGAATCGACGGACAACGTCGGATGCAATTTCTGACAAGCGGGCTGAAATTGATAGTATCAAGAAAGACCTGGAACGCTTGCAGAAAGCAAAGACGGAGCTCAAAAGTGCGGAGCAATTGAGCCAGGATTTGAATGTTGTGTATGAAGCATGTTCGCCGCGAGGAATTCCCTCTCTGGTTTGTAGTGAAATAATCAAAGAAATCAATGAAACGATACCGGACGTTGTTGAGGATTATAATTTCTGGCAGGATATTCAGGTTGCAATCTGGGAGATGACTGACGGTAATATCGTGATTGAAGCGGCAATTGACGACGAAGAATTGAACGAGGTCGAGGGCCTGTCAGAAGGTGAACGGGAGATTGTCAATCTGATTCTCATGTCGACATGGAAACGGGTGCTTGAGAGTCTGCTCGGTAGCTCATATAATTTCATCTTGATTGATGAGGCTCTGGATAAGATGGACGAGGAGAACAGGAAGAGAGCTGTCAAGTATTACAGGCGGGTCAAACAGCAATCGCTGGTAATATCGCACAGTAATATCAGGGACTCATTCAGCAAGACGTTGATTGTAAGCCGATGAGTAAAGGGGAACAAATATCTCTGGCACAGAGGCTCGATGAACAATTCGAGTCTAATGTCAGATTTGTCATGGACAAATGGCCCGTCGAGAAGATCACGGCGATACGGGATAGCTGGATGCGCTTCTGGGTGAATCCTCACGGGCCGAATCCTCTCAATCACGACATGGTCAAGGCATGTTATCTGATAACAATAATGGACGAAGCAATACGGAGGTCACAGAATGATAATGCGATTGACGCTGACAATCCAGAAGGAACATGAAGTTGAGTCAGAGGACGAATGGGAGGAGCTCCGGGACGAGATTGAGGCGGAGCTCACGGAGCTCGGCTGGTCTGTAAATATAGACGACGAGAGTGACGTGGAATCTGATGACGAGCCGAAGCCGGAGAAGGAAAAAGTCGATCTCAAGGAAGTGGTTGAGGACTTATTGAATGCGTGAAGAAAACATAATATGCAATACTGACGAGGAATGGTCGAAGGCGGTACGCGAACGAGACAATAATATGTGCCGTCTTGTGTTGCCCGGATGTCTCGGTCGGGCCAGTGAATCACATCATATTTTCGGACGTAAGCTCCAATTTGTACGATTTGATATTGATGACGGGATTGCGGTGTGCTCAAGATGTCACAGAATGATTGAGGATAGTCCAGAAATGTCAATGAATTATATTCGTCGCAGGTTGAGGCCGGAAGTATGGAATCGTCTCGTTGAAAAGATTGAGACGATGTATGGTAAGGGCGTATATACGTGACTATTGGAGTAATTTATGATCACCGACGAATTGATTAATGGAATAGAGACCCTGAAAAAAAAGGGCTATTCAGAGGATGTTCTCGCGGCCTGTATTATTCATAATGGATTGAGTAATGTCGAGCGGGCCTTGCATGAGTTATTTGCTATGACAGAGGAAATAAGCGATAAGCCAGAGCCCGATAAGCCGGAAAAAGTGATAGCCGACGCACTCGACCGGTTTTCGGATAAATTCAGTGAAGGGCAAAAGACTTTAATGGCTCTGTTCAATGAGGAGCAAGAAAAGCATGATCGCGTCCTGGAAATATATCGGGACGGACAAAAAGAGCTGGTCGATTCAATAGTCGGGAATGTGAAAGTTTTAATTGAGACAATTACGCAGAGATTTGATGCGTTCGCTTCTATCGCAGTAAAATTTTACAGGAGATTTGAATAATGGCACGGCAGGGGACAAAAGGAATGCTGTATTATTCCGACGACGGAGACCAGGAATTTTTTGACGGCTGTGATAAGCTGGAGGAAATGATTGACTCTGGCGACATGGACTGGTGTCTGGACACTCTGGAATCGATTCGGGAGTGGGCCGAAGAAAAGGAAATGATTACCGAAGCTCAATACGATTCAATCAATAATTTCTGGGACAAGTATCAGGAGAAACAAAATTAGTGGCTCGCAGTAAGAAAGCTGACATGCAGTTGGTCGAATATGATGACGGCCAATTTTGTCGGAGATGTGAGGGCCTGACGACGTCGGGTCTTAATTGTTGCCCAGGCCGATTCGCTGACGACAGAGATCACAAAAAAGCCGATATTGCGATTATCGGTGAGGCTCCAGGTCAGGAAGAGGACCGGCTGGAGAAGTTTTTTGTCGGGCCTGCGGGTCAGGTCTTGAACGAATGGATTACTCACGCGGGTCTCGGAGGCCGAAAAATATGGTTGGATAATGTTGTGAGATGCACTCTTCCCGGAGACCTGGGAGACATGAATTCCTCGCAGGCCAATAAGCTCATAAGGAATTGCAAGCCGTATTTATTCAGGAATCTCGAACGCTTGAAGCCGAAGGTTATTGTCACGGTCGGCAACAAAGCTCTCAAAGCAATGACCGACCTGGCGGGAATCACGCGCTGGCGCGGACGGCTCCTGAAGTACCCGGCTCTGGGAGCATATATTGTACCAACATTTCACCCGGCGGCTGTGCTTCATGCTCACAGACCTCTCTGGGAGGAGCAGGCGGTCAGCGATCTCATTCTGGCGCGTAAGACACTACAGGCAAAGAAGCTGACGTCCAGGGCTCGCAGGTTTGTCTGGGTCAGGACCGAGAAGGAATTTCGGGCCTGTATGGACGAGATGAGCAAGGCTGACGAGATTGCACTTGACTTCGAGACGACAGGTCTTAACTTCCGAACGGACAAGATTATCGGACTGATTCTTTGTGCTTCCCATACGAAGGCATATTTTATTCCATTCCTTCCGGTGATCAGTGAAGTAGTCAGTGACGAGAGCAAGGGTGACGTCATTTACAAATGGGTGGACGGTGACTATGTTATAAAGCGTCAATGGCTGTCAGCTATCAAGAGAGTCGTTGAGAATAGACGCAAGCTCAAGATACTGCATAATGCGGGTTTTGATCTTTTGTGGTTTATGACTCTCGGATGGGACTGCTATCCGATTTATGATACAATGATTGTGAACAGTATTATTGATCATATAGATAATGGTCTCAAGGATTTGAGCTATATTTACACTGACTTTGCCGGATACGACGACGACATTATTCAATATACCGGACGCGGAAATAAAAAACAATATATCAAAGTGCCGCCTCCGTTACTTGCAAAGTATGGGTGTCTTGACGGTATTGCAACATTTATTGTGAAAAAGGAGCACACAAAGGTTCTCCAAAAGAACAGAGCTCTTGCCCGGCTCTGTGCCGAACATAATGAGCTCCGATATAATCTGACGACAATGGAATACTACGGGATCAGGACTGCAAAGACTCACGCCAGTAAATTGAAGACACAGTATCTTGAGGAGACGCAGGCAATTGTCAAGCGGCTTCGACGCAAACTGAAATTGCCCGATCTGAATCCGAATGCCTCCGCTCAATTGATTGATGCGTTCTGGGGACCGAATGGGCCTCTGAATATTCGGGATTATAGAGGAGTAAAGAAGCCCTCGACGGACGCCAGGATACTCAAGGTAGTAAAGCGTCAGTGTAAATCAAAGAAGGCTCTTGCGCTTATCAGTGACCTCCAGGATTACAGAGTCATGTCAAAGAGGGTATCGACCTATCTGGATAAATTTCTTGAGGTTCATGAGGCCGGAGGGGACGGGAGAATTCGTACACATTTCACGCAAGATATTGCGCGTACCGGCAGACTATCTTCTCGCGCTCCGGCCTTGCAGAATATACCGCGCTTCGATGCGATGAGAAATTGTTTTATTGCCGCTCCTGGACGGTCGTTTGTTGAACACGACTACAAACAGCTTGAAATATGTATTGCGGCGGAGGAATCTCTCGATCCGACAATGCTGGAAATTATCAATACTGGAGGGGACTATCACAGCTATGTCGGAAGCACGACAATGACTGCTCCCGACGGTAACAGGTATCCGAAGCAATTATTTATAACAGATAAGGAAATGAGGGCGGCGGCGAAAATCATTTCCTTTTCTGTTATTTATGGCAAGACGCCGCAGGGCCTTGCGAATGATTTGAATTGTAGTATTGATGCGGCGGCTCACATAATTGTTCAGCTTACCAGAGCGGCGTTTCCTGTTCTCGGTGAATGGATGGATCAGCAATACGCTTTTCTCCGTGATCATGGTTATGTCAGGACAATATTCGGTCGAGAGCTTCCGATTGCAAATTATGATTCGGCTGACTCATTTGAGCTGGAAGCGGCGGAACGTCGAGCAATCAATTATCCGATTCAGAGCGGTGCGTCCGATTGTGTTGTAATTGGAATTAATCGGGTCGCACAGAAGCTCCGAAGGGTGAAGCTCCCGGTCGATCTCCGGCTGACGGTACACGATTCGCTCCTGGCCGAAGTGGACGACGACTATGTTGAGGAGTATGCGGCTCTGGCAAAAAAGGAAATGGAGAGGCGAATACCGGAAATAAAAAGAGTGAAATTGAGTGTTGACGTTGCGGTCGGTAAAGCCTGGGGTCGCATGAAAGAAGTCAATGTTAATTAGTGCCGGGGTTTGAGAACGGTGTTCAGCCGTGAATGGAATTGCTCGAGCCGATACGTCACGGTTCAGAAGGGTTCG